GGGGGCCTGTTCCGCTGCCTGTCTGTCCTCGGGTTGATTGAGGGCACCGGACTGAGTGCGGGCCGAATGACGCGGGACACGGCTTTTTTTCGCGGCCGGGGCCTTCACGGACTGCGATTTGTCAGGCCGAGATTTGGCCGACCGGGACTTCGCAGACTGGGATTTAACAGACTGGGATTTAACAGATCGGGATTTCGCCGACTGGTCTTCGACAGGCATTCGCATCCTTTCCGCGGCGCGGGGGTCAGGATCGGAAATCACGTCAATGAATTTGGCACGAACCTCGGGACAAACCTGGTTCCGCCATCCGCCGCGCTTCCCTCCCCGCGTCAGTATCCAACGGGTCCTCGCCGGCCACGGCATGGCCCGCGATATTTACGCCCCTAATATTTTACGTCTCTGTAATTTTACCCCTGTACGGGGTGCCCCGGCGACCGCTTTGCCCTTGGAGTCTTCGCCACGCCCGGACCATCCACCACGCCCAGGGCATCCCCGGAGTGTTTATTATTATGTCTATGTTTATTATTGCTTTTATCGGTTTTGGTTCGTCAGTTTCGTTCCCGGCCGGTGTTTTGGGTCGCCCTCTCGTCTCCGCCGCCTGACTTGCAAAGACAACACAACCGGATAGATGCCTGCGTTTTGATTATAATTTTATCTGTTACAATATTTTGTACGCGCTCGGCTAGAAAATAATTTACCTGATGAAAACAATTCTTAGTTTTAGATTTTCTCACTCCTGTATACTTTACCGATAAAAATCCATTTGGAAAGACTCTGTTTTATAAAATTATAACTGCATATCCTCTCATTACCAGCTGCCGGGGCGAAAAATGCACTGGAGAGCGCCGACAGTCCGGTCCAACGAACCTTGCCCCGCTATCGCCGCCATGCCGTGCCCATTCAGGAGAACAGTTTAGACGAAACCGCGCCACCTTGCGTGACATGGTGTATCAGATATGTGGCCCGGCGTTTCACATGGGTGGCCGGAAAAGCCAGGAAAAGCCAGGAAAAGCAATGTGACCGGACAAGACGGCCCGTTCCATGCCGCCCGCGACACCGGCCGGTCCCGTCCATGCGCCGGCCCCGTCCATGAGAACGCCTGACACAAAATATCCCGCCAGGTGAAAAAGACGCTTGACGGCCGCCCGCATTGACCGCATCCTTGGTATATATCACGTTATTGTGGAGATATGCGCCCGACGGCATCGACAGGCTGTTTTTGGCGCATTTTTTGTGTCTGCGTCCCGGGTACCCGAAGCGGATGCACAATCGCCCCATGAGTCCCGGCACCCATGTATGCCGGCGCCCGTATTTCCTGTCGCACACATCCCCTTGGCGCCCACATCCCCCTGGCGCTCCACTTGCCCGGATGAGCGCGGCACTTCTTTACCGCCACACTCCGGTCGACACCTGGCCGATACAGTCGCCGGTTCCATCCCATGGGAGAAAGCCCCATGCGCGTGCCCGCACACTATTACAGCATTCAGGACTGGGTGCGCAAAGCCGCGCCGGCCATCAACGGCGCGCGGGATGCCATTGACGTCCTGTCCACAGTCGTGCCGGATCAGCCCTTGCGCCGCACGGACAGCCCCGTCTTTGCCGGACTGACCGTGACCGGGACGGTGCGGACGGACAAACATCTGATTGTCAACGGCGCCCCAGGCGCGAAGAAGCTGACGGTTCTGCGCACGAATGACGTGACGCGCTGGGAATACGGCGCCAGCATCAGTCCGGAAAGCGGCGCCAATAGCGGCAGCAATTTCGAGGTGTATCGATTTGCCGACGATGGTGCCTTTCTGGGAACGGCGTTTTCGATTTCCAGGGCGTCCGGAACAACCAATTTTTCCAACACCATCACCGCGCGATCCGCCAACGCCACGGCGTTGATCGCGCAATCGACCACGGGCAATCTGGTCAATCTGGCCTTTCAATCCAACACCGGCGATCAGGTGCGGCTGGAAGCGGTGATCGACGGACCGAACCAGGGATCGCTGATCCCCAAGGGGACGGGGGCATCGGTCAATCTGGGCACGACGGGCAATCCCTGGAACGCCGCGCATTTCGCCGGCAGCGTGACGGCGGGCCGCCTGATCACCACGACAACGACGACCGGCGGTCTGCTGGCACAGTACGCGTCTATATACCCGTCTTCAGGCGCACGGGGTCTTAATATCCGCGCGCCGGAGACAGACGACCAGAACGCACCCTTCATTTTTGAGACCCCCAACGCGATCACCTTCCGGATTGATGCGACGGACGCTTTTAATCTGACGTCTGCAGGCGATGCAATCTTTTCAGGCAGCGTGTCGGCTGGTTCATTCGCGACTGCCAAACCAAGTCCTGACGGTGCCAACTGGTCGCACTTCCAGAACTCAAGCGCTACGGTCGATTTCGGATACTCCTTTTTGCGCGGCGGGCGCGAGATATTGACGCTGGGCCAGCAAAATCTTGACCGCTTGTTCGCCCTGAAAGCCGATAATGCAGGCAACGCCGATGTTATGGTGGTCCGGTCTACGGGCGCGGCGCATTTCGCCGGCAATGTGACGGCGGGTGGCGTGACGGCGGGCCAAACTCGCATTACCATTGCCGACCCGATTTCACCGGCCAATCGCAGCGCACATCTGATCACTTTTGACGGGGCGGCCAATGCCGCCGAGATCGGGGTCCGGGGGTCCGGCGCGGGCGGTGTGCTGGATACGCGGATCACCTTCGACGGCCGGGCCACATGGCCGCATATTTTCGCGGCCAGCGGCTCGGCTCATCATACCGGAACCTTGACAGCAAACGGTCTGAACACAAAGTCCATCTTTCAGGTCCTGAACAACCATATCGGCAACAATCTGTATTTCGACGGGGCGTGGCGGTTCGGGGCCAACGGCCATGGCGCGATGATGAAAATCAGCGACCCGAACGGCAGTTTCGGTGTCTGGATGGCGCAGGAAGACAATGCCGCCGGCGCGGGTACGACAGCGACGTTACGCCAGACGCTGCGTTTCGACCGCGACCTGAACGCCGGCAGGGGCGCCTGGCTGTTCGGCGATATGGACGGCCAACTGTATCAGATGGACCGCGCATCGCTGCGCCCGCGCACGGACAACATCCATGCGCTGGGCAATGGCGGGTTCCGCTTTACCCAGGTGTTTGCCGCCACCGGCACCATCCAGACGTCGGACGAAACCCTGAAAGCCTTTCGCGGCGGGGCCGCCGACCACGGGGATGCCCGGCTGACCGCCATGGAAAAGCAGGCCTTTCGCGCGGTCGCCGAACTGGTCAGCGTGTATCAGTGGCAAGACGCCATCGCGGCCAAGGGAGCGGACGGGGCGCGGCTGCATGTGGGCGTGCCGGCGCAAAAGGCCGTCGCCGCCTTTGACGCGGTGATGGGCGCCGGCGCGGCGTTTCGATATGGCTGGGCCTGCCGGGACGCGGTGCCGGTGATGGAAACGCGCACGGTAACGCGGCAGGAGGAGCGCCCGGTGACCGAACCGCGCACGGTAACGCGCGAGCGGATCGATATCATGGACGGCCGCGCCGTGCTGACCCATGAAGAGATTACCGAAGAGGTGCCGGTGTACGACGCCATCCCCCTGATGGACGGCGACGGCAATCCGGTGATGGAAACGGTGGACGTGCCGGCACCGACGGACACCGACCCCCATGCGGTTAAAACCGTCACCCGCCCGCGCACCCACCGTGTGCCGATGATGGAAAGGGTGGAGATCACCGAGGACATCGAGGTCCAGGCCACGCACCCGGACGGCACCCCGGTCAGGCAAGACCGCCATGCCATCCGTTATGACCAACTGATCCTGGCCATGCTGGCGGCGCAGGCATCCGGTACGGACCGACCGGACAACAGACCGGCCTGATATGGCGATCCGACAGGCCGGTTGCCGGAACGGCGCCATGCCCCCGCAAGGTCCCGGTACACGCGCCTAAAAAAATATCCCGCCAAGTGAAAAAGCGCTTGACCCCCGACCGCATTGACCGCATCCTTAATACATATCAAGTCAGATTGACGACATGCGCCCGGAACACGATGCACATCGCCGCGGCGCTTTTTTTATGCCTGTTTTCCGCCATTCCGGCCGGCTGCGCGCCGGGCCCGAGGCAGAAGACAGCCGGCCCGATTACGCCCACTGCGATAAACCGATCCCGATAAATCGACAGGCGAAAGCCGGTCCGCAAAAGCCGACACGGTAAAGGACGGGCGGCCCCGCCGTTACCATGGGCGGTGCCGTGCGCACCCGAGGCCGGCACACCCGCGCGGCGGTCCGACACCGGGCTTTCACCACCCTACCGGTATGACCACACAGCGGTTCCGCCTGCCACAGGCGGCCGGCCGGTCACGCGACCACATGAAACAGTCACCCCAGCAACAGATGAAGAGGCACCATGACAGCATATGCATCCGACACGCTGCAGCCGGCGGTTCTCGCCGCGCTGAACGGCGACAGCGCCCTGTCCGCGGCGGTTCAGGGCATTTATGACGAACCCCCGGCCAGCCCCACCCCGCCCTATGTCTCGCTGGGCGAAACGCGGGAGGAAATGTGGGACACCAAGACCGAGGGCGGCGCGTCCGTCACCTTCGACATTGACGTGATATCGGACGCGCCGGGCCAGCTGCAAGCCAAGCAGATCAGCGCCCTGGTGGACGCGGTGATGCAGCCGGCGGGCTTTACCGTCACCGGTTTCACCCTGGTGTCGCTGCGTCTGGTGACGGCCACCGTCACCCGCATCACCGACCAGGCCGCCACCAGCCACCGCAGCCGCATGACCTACCGGGCGCTGCTGCGCAAGCAGTAAGGCGCCGGCATCCACCACGATCAAACCGTTGCGCGGCGTCCTGCCAAGGGGCGCCGCGCAACCAGACCCGACGCCGCCCGGACACCCACAGCGCCGCAGGCGCGATCCCCGGCCGCGAGGCCATTTTCGAGCAACCCCGTTTCGCGGACCCGAAGACAGTATGGAGGCACGGCACCGGGCGGCGCCGGGCCCCTTCGGATGTTCGCGATTCCATTCCCTTTATTTCTGCAAGAAGCACAAGGAGCATTCATCATGGCTAACGCAGGCAAGGACGTTCTTCTGAAACAGGGCGACGGCGGCACCCCGACCGAGCTATTCACCGCGATCGCCGGCTTCCGGTCCAACACGTTCGAGATCAACGGCGAAACCGTCGATGTGACCAACAAGGACAGCGGCGGCTGGCGCATGCTGCTGGCCGGCGCCGGCGTCACCAGCATCACCGCCGGCGGCAGCGGCACGGTCGAGGGCGACCAGGCCCAGAAGGACCTAGTGTCCCGCGCCATGGACAAGTCCGTCCACAATTACGAGATGACGGTGCCGGGTCTCGGCGCGTTCACCGGCCCGTTCCAGGTCGCGACCTTCAGCGACGCCGGCGAGTTTAACGGCGAAGCCACCTTTGACGTCAGCCTGGAAAGCGCCGGCGCCGTCACCTTCACCCCGGCCGCGTAAGGAAAGGGCCAGTTCATGGCATATGCAGCATCCGGTGAGGTGTCGCTGCAAGTGGGGGCGAACACCGTTCGCCTCCGCCTCGACATCGGCACCATGATGGATTTGGAAGACTATTTCGGCATGGGGCTGGTGCCCTTCCTGACGGACCGTTTACCGGAATTCCGGCTGAGCGATCTGACGGCCCTGTATCTGGCCATGACGGGGGGCGATTTCACCAATGCGGACGCCCGCCGCCGCGCCGGCGGCGACCTGGTGGAGGCGGGGCTGTCAACCAGTGCCAATGCCATCGCCGCCTGCCTGAGCGGCACCCTGAACCCGGCTCAAAACACGGGGTCGAACAGGGGCCAGAACACGGATCAAACCCCGGATCAAGCCACGGCTCAAACCCCGGATCAAACCCCGGATCAAGCCACGGCTCAAACCCCGGATCAAACCCCGGATCAAAGCACAGCTCAAACCACAGGCCGGGAGCCCCCCGTGGGAAAGGCCCTGGGGACGGCATAGGAAACGGCGCACCCAGTCGCCTAGACGGCACCGGAGCGGGCGCCCACGGGCGGGCGGGGGGCGACACCCCGCCCGCCCCGCCGGCCCCGCCCGCACCGTCGGTCCATTGGGCCTGGGTGTATGAGATGGGCGGTATCCTGGGCTGGACGCCGCGGGACATCGCCGCCGCCACGCTGCCGGAAATCCTCCTCGCCGTCCGGGGGTGGCAGCGGTCCATGGGGGTCGACCCCGACCGCCCGCAGCCGGCCAGCCACACGCCCATGACCAGGGCCCGCTATGAAGATCTGAAACGGGAGTACTGCACATGACCACCATCACCCTCAGCGGTCCCAACACACGGGCGCTGCAACAACAGGCGAACCAGATCGTCAAAATCAACAACACTACCGCGAAGAAAGCTTCAAAAAACTGGCGCGATGAATTGAAGAAGCTAAGCGACGGCTTTTTGAAGGAGACTGAGAAACGCACTGGTGCCTTAAGCGACGGCATCGCAGATTTTCGATTAGAGGTAAGAGAAACCGACGGTGAGTTTAGCTTTAACATCGGCGAGCAGTTAGACAGCCTTCGCGACTTGGGCCAGGAACAATTGCAGGGCTTGGTAGATGATAGCCTCGCCTTTGGCCGGGAGTTGGGCGTAGAGATATTCAACGTCGTGGTGGACAAGGTGGAGGAAGTCTTCAAGCCCGCCGCCGAGAAGCTGGAGGATGCCGCCAAGACGGTCGCCGGGGCCGGTCTGGCGGTGATCCAGGCCACGGCCGATTTCATACGGCCACAGCCCAGCACCACCCCGGCAATCCCGCGCCCGGCCCCCACGACGCCCGCGGGCGTCATTCTGCGCAAGACCGAGGAAGAGGGCAAAGAGGCCGTCAACACCCTGCGCAACGACACCGCCGACGCGGTCGAGGTGTTCGGCAAGGACATTGGCGAAGTGCTGATGGAGAATGGCGAAAACCTGGCCGCCCTGCCCGGCAACATGGTGGAAAATTTCGTCACCAAGTTTTTCGACAGTCTGTTCGGCGGCGGCGAAAACGGGGAAGAAGCCGAATTTCTCAGCCTGAAGGATATTCTGAACCAAACGGTCGCCGGGGCCACCGATGCCTTCAAACAGTTGAAGGATACACTTGGCAACGCGCTGAAAACCATGGCGGACACGGTGAAAGGCATTCTGGTCAACACGGCGAACGAGTTGCTGAGCCTGGTGTTGAAGCCGGTCACCGACGCGCTGGCCAGCGTTGTCAAGAGCGTGCTTGATTCCATCCTCGGGGCGGACGGCCTGCTGGGCAGTCTGTTCGGCGGCCTGTTCGGCAGGGCCGGCGGCGGGCGCGTACAGCCGGGCCTGCCGGTTCTGGTGGGCGAGCGCGGGCCGGAACTTCTGGTGCCGAACCGGGCGATGACGGTCATGAACAATGCCGACAGCCGCATGGCCATGGCCGGCACGGGCCATGGCAGCGGGGCGATGCAGGTGCGCCTGAACGCGCCGCCGCCGCAAATCAATATTGTCAATCAGTCCGGCGGAGACGTCCGGACCAGCCGACGCAAGGGACCCAACATGCAGGACATCATCGATATCGTCATCGGCCGTACGGCCGACGACCTGGCAACCGGCGGGGAAACCGCCGGCGTACTGGAAACACGGTACGGGCTGCGGCCCGTGGGGGTGTGACATGACGGCACCGCAATGGCCCGCGACCCTGCCGGCCCAGAAACTGGGCGACAGGGTGCCTCTCGGCGACAATATCAGCCGTTTCACCCCCGACGAAGGGCCGGACATCATCCGCCGTACGGCCACCATCCCCGCCGGCGAGACCGAGATGACCTTTGCGCTGTCCCGCCCGCAGGCGCAGACGCTGGCCGATTTTTTCACCACCGACCTGATGGACGGTGCCAAAGCCTTTACCGGCCTGGTGGACGCACTGGACCGGGCCAGACGCTGGCGGTTCCTGGAACCGCCGGTGATCCAGCGGTCGAACAACGGCCTTTGGGACGCCACCTGCAAACTTGAGGTGGTGCCATGAGCGACCAGACCATTACCAACGCGGCGCTCGCCGAGACCTTTGCCCAGGAAAGCGGCGAGGTCTGGCTGCTGTTCGTGACCGTCGAACACCCGGCCCTGACCGACGGCCCGCTGTATCTGGTGCGCAACACCGTGGATGTGACGCGCACCGTCGCCGGGCAGCCGGTCACCTATACCGGGGCGCAGTTCGAATATGTGCCGCCGGAACAGCGCGAGGAAAATGTCAGTGTGGGCCGCATCCGCGTGCCCAATGTTCACCGCGATATCGTCAACGGCCTGCGCCTGCTGAAAAACCGCGACCCGGCGCGGGTCACACTGGAATGGACGCTGGCCAGCGCCCCGGACACGCCCCAGCAGCACCCGCTGGAGCTGGACCTGGACCAGGTCAGTTATGACGCCGAATGGGTCGAAGGCCGGCTGACGGCGGGCGGTCTGAACGCCGCCTATCCGGAACTGAATTTCGACAATGCCAACTTTCCCGGCATTTACCCCGGCTGATGTTCGATTACCGTCCCTATCTGGCGATCCCCTTCGTGCCGCACGGCCGCGACCGGTCGGGCTGCGACTGCTGGGGGCTGGTGTGCCTGGTGTACCGGGACTGTTTCAATGTGAGCCTGCCGCCGTTCGACCGTGCGGTCGGCGACGTGAACAACCCCCTGTCGGTGGCCCCGGTCATGGCCGCCGGCGCCGCCCAGGACATCTGGGTGAAATCCGACACGCCGCGCGCGGGCGACGTACTGCTGTTCGGCACGCGCGCGGCGCCCTATCATGTGGGCCTGTATGTGAACGGGGACCTGATGCTGCATACCCGTGCCGGCACCGACGCCACCACCGAACGCTGGCGCGGCTGCCTGTGGGACCGGCGGCTGATCGGGTTTTTCCGGCACCGCCTGCTGTGCGATGAGACCCGGACGGCACAGTCAGGCGCCCATCGTCCGGCGCCGGCGGCGTAAACGCCGCCGAATGCCCCCGTCCGTCAGTACCCGCAATTTGTCATCAACCCTTCAGGGCGGCCCCGAGTGTGCCGCCCTTTTAATTGGAAAGTCCCCCATGCCCTACGATACGACAGACCTGGAAGGCGACGTCCTGCCCCCCGTCAAGGACGGGATCACGGCCAGCTTCGGGCCGGCCACTTTCGGAGACGCGCACCGCGTCCGCTTCGTCCATGAATGCGGGGCCGACCTGGAGCATATCCTCAAGGACCATCTGGGCGACCTGCCGGACCCGGCGGGCCTGGTGGTGGAACTGGTGCAGGACAGCGGCCGCATGGTGGTGCCCGCCGACCGGTGGGCCACCATCCGGCCGAAAGCCGGCACGGCCGTGCATGTCAGCATGATCCCGCAGGGCGGCGGCAGCAAGGTGTTGCGCAGTGTGTTGAGCATCGTCGTCACCGTCGCGGCGATTTACGCCACCGCCGGCATATTGAGCCTGCCGATCAAAACCCTCGGCACCGCGCTGGGCAATGCCAGCCTGAGCAAAAAACTTCTGTTCGGTGCCCTTTTCGGCGGGCTGACCGCCGTCGGCCAGCTTGCCCTGAATGCGCTGCTGCCGGTAAGGCCGCCGTCCTTTGCCTCGGAAGAGCCGAAAACAAGCGCCGGGTCCCTGCAAAACCGGTTGGCGCCGGGGGCGCCGGTGCCGGACGTGATGGGGCGCATGCGCGTCTATCCGGCCTTTGCCGCCGCGTCCTACAGCGAAACCGAAGGCGAGGACCAGTATCAGCGCGCCCTGTTCTGCGTCGGCTACGGCCCGTTGAAGATTGAAGACATCCGTATCGGCACCATCCCGATCACCGAGTTCGAGGGCACCAGCTTTGCCATCCGGGAGGGATGGGACGACGACCCCGATATCACCCTGTTTTCAAACGAGGTGACGACCGACCAGTTCGGCACCCTGCTGGAACCCGATGTGGAGCAGATTTTCGTCACCCAGCCGAATACGGACGAGGTCTCGCTGGACTTCATATTCGAATCCGGCCTGATCCGTATCAACAAGAAGGGCAAGCGGTTTACCCGGTCGGTCACTGTGGCGGTCGATTACCGTCTGACCGGCGAGACCGCGTGGTCCAGCGTCAATCTGGGCAGCACCGACCCGGACACCGGCAATGTCCGGGCATATCTGAAGGAAAACCTGCCCGGCTTCAGCGATCCGACGGAAAGCTATTTCAGCACGCTGGTGGCGGACACGACGAATGTCTTCACCTTCAGCGCACAGACACAGGTGCCGCGCGTCTTCACCAAAACCCTGCACCTGCCCGGGCGCGGCCAGTATGACATCCGCCTGCGCCGCTCGACCCCGCCGGCACCGGCCAATGACGACAACACCTATTTCGACGCTGTCAAACTGGCCGGGCTGCGCAGCATCAAGCACAGCAATCCGGTGGCCGACCGGGCGCGCAGCAAGGGCCTGACGATGATTGCCGTCAAAATGCGCCTGACCGACCAGAAGGCCGGCAGCATCACCAATCTGAACTGCATCGCCCAGCGCTACTATCCGATATGGAACGGCATCGCCTGGATCGACCCAAGGACCACGCGCGACGCCGGCGGCGACATGACCCCGCACCTGACCCGCAACCCGGCGGCGGCCTTCTGCCATGTGGCGCGGGGCCCCGCCAACAAACGGCCGATCCCCGACAGCCGCCTGCATATGGACACCATCGGCGCCTGGTGGCAGGCGTGCGACGCCATCGACAGCCGCACGGGCGAACCGCGCTGGACCTATGACCGGGTGGTGGAACGCGGGACGACGGTGGGCCAGCTGCTGCAGGAAATCGCCGGCGCCGGCCGGGCGCGCCTGGACGGGCCGGACGGCCGCACCGGCATTGTCCGCGACCTGCCCCAGACGGACCCGAAGGGTGTGTTCACGCCGCGCAACATGCACTCGCTGAAAGGCAGTTTCACCCTGGGTGAAACCGTGCATGGCATACGCGTGACCTTCGCCAACGAGGATAACGACTATCAGGAAGACACGCTGGTGGTGCATGCCGACGGGTTCAACGAAACCAACGCCACCAGTTTCATCGACATCAACGCCCCCGGCATCACGCGGACGGCACAGGCGCATGTCTTCGGCCGCTATCAGTTGCAGGTGCTGGAACACCGGTCGGAAAGCGTCGAGTTCGAGGCCGGCATCGACGCCATGCACAACCGCATGGGCGATTATGTGCTGATGCATTATGACGCGCCGCGTCACGGCCGTGCCGCCGGACGGATCAAGGAACTGGTCACCGACGGCACCGACCGCATCACCGCGATCCGGCTGGACGCGACAATCAGCGTCGAGGCGGCGACCGATTACAGCGTGATCATCCGGCGCCCGCGCAAGCAGGGCTATACCGTCACGGCGCAGGTGGCACGGTTCGGCGCCGCCGGCGAGACCGACATCCTGCCCTTCATCACCCCGTTGACGGACACGCAGGCGGTCGAGGAAGGCTGCCTTGTGGTGCTGGGCGAAACCGATCAGGCGGCGCGCGATGTGATCGTCACCGCGATCAAGCCATCCTCGGACACGACCTTCAAGATCACGGCGCTGGACCTGGCCCCGGAAGTCCACACCGTCGACAACGAGGGCTTTCCGGTGTTTCCGCTGCCGTCGGGCCTGAACCAGTCGGGCGACGCCCCGCCGCCGTCGGTGACCAACATCACACTGACGGAATTCCTGATTTACGACGGCGGGCTGGGCCGACTGGCGGTGGCCGCCCGATGGGACAAGCCGGAAAGCCCGGTGCCCATCGAGCGGGTCGAGATTTACGCGGTCGAGCCCCTGTCCTACCGCAAACTGGGGGAGACCAGCGACACGTCCTTTACCCTGCCCGGCGAATTCACGGCGGAAGAAACGGTGGAAATCGCCCTTCTGGCGGTCGCCCCGAGCGGCATGAAGCGCCCGCTTTTCCAGGCGCCGCGTGCCAGCATCACCCTGACGTTGGAGGCGGACACGGTCGTGGACCTGTCCCAGCTGCTGGGACAGGACGGCGGGCAGGTGATCCAGAATGCCTGGTTCAACCGCAAAACGGCGTTCTGGACGCTCACCAGCGGCTGGCGGCATGACACCTTCATCCGCGAGGACGGACGCGAGCGCAACGCCCTGCGGCACGACCCCGTCAATGACGATCAGGAATATGTCAGCGGCCGGACAGAAGCGGCAAACCGTCTGTCCGGCGCCCGCGCGGTGAATGAAAGCTTCGACACCTTTGAAGAGGAAAAGATCAGCGTATCGGTTTACGGCGACACGGTGGACACTGCCGACGGTTTCCTGTGGATCGGCATCGCCTATTACCGCAAGGACGGTCAGTTCATCGGGGAAGTCGTCACCCCCGACCCGATCCTGGCGACCGAGGTGTTCGGCGCCAGCGCGCGGACCTTCACCACGCCCGCCGGCGCGGTCCGGGGCGAGGTGTTTTTGACCCTGCAATCGCACACGACCGGCATCTGGTATGTCACCGGCCTGGCGGGCAGCCGCCGCGGCCGGGCGGAAGACGACAGCGTGCTGGATGCCGGCGACGGCCCGGCGGAACCGGGCGCGGATGCCACCGCCGCGGCCACGCCGAACTTCGCGGACGGCGGGCGACGCTGGGATTTCAACCACAACGCCACCGAAGCCTGGACCGCCGTCAACGCCACCCTGGACCTGGAGGCCGAAGAGGGCCCCGGCGTCATGCGGGTGCTGCCGACGGCGGCCGACCACCAGATCGTCTCGCCCGATGATCTGGGCATTGACGGGGCGAAGAACACTGGCGTGTTCATCCGTGCCCGCCGTCTGTCGGGCAGCCGCCAACGCCAGATCCGCCCGCGCCTGTTCTGGTCGACGACGGCGCGGCCCGGCTTTGCAAACGAACACTCACGGGTCAGCCCGCGCCGGCTGAAGCAAACCGCCTTTGACGCCTGGGCCTGGGACCTGTCGGACAGTGCCGACTGGACAAACCCGAACGCCCGGATCAAACAGATCCGCATCGACCTGTCCAGTTTCGCCGATGAAAGCTTCGACGTGGACTGGATCGGTGTGGGGCGCATCGGCAATCTGGCGGCGGGCGAGGCCGGCGCGCCGGAAAACCTGGTCGGCGCGGCGGTGAACACGCGGGTCGGTTTTTTGGATGCCGATACCAACGGCAATGTGGTGACCCTGCTTGTCGACGGTGTCGCGGTCGCCGGCGGCGAGGTTCGCACCAATCTGGAACCCGGCGACCCGGCCACCCAAAAACCGGGCGAGGTGATTTCCGCCGGACTGGACATTCAGGCGCCGGGCACGCGCGGCGGACGCCTGCTGGTTCAGTTCCGCGATGCGGACAACAACATAACGGGGCCGATCTATGCGCCCAATTATCTGCGCGGGACGACGCAGTGGGAACGCTCGGCCATCGGCGGTGTGCGCATCCCGCCGGGCGCGGAAAAGATCCAGATTCTTCTGGACCGTGAAAACGGAAAGACCGGCGCCGTCGCCGCCCGCTTCCCGTCCCTGAACCGAGGCACGGTCCCGGTGTACGCATCGTCCCACCGCAGCGATGTGCAGGAAGACGCGACCAAAGGCGCCACATTCGGCACCGATATCGCCGACGCCGACGGCCTGATCGTACAGGATCAGGAATGGCGCACATCCGACGGGCAGCTGGCCATGGGCCGGCTGTGGGACTTCAAAGGGTCGTCCGACCTGGGGTGGAGCGGCGTCAATGTCACGGTTGCCGGCGCGCCGCAGGGCCTGCGCATCACCGGTCAGACAAATGACGCCCAGTTGCGCAGCCCGACCGGCCTGACCATCGACGGCAGCCGCTATGACAAGGTGGCGGTGCGCATGAAACGGGTGACACCGGGCGTGGGCGAGTTTTTCGAGCAGCCGGTCCTGTATTACGAGACCGCCGGCCACGGCTTTTCCGAACAGTTCGTCAAGCGGCGCTTCCTGCGCTTCGGCGACCGGAACGCGCGCACCTTCGTCTTTGACATGGCGGACCTGACGACCGGCGGCGACGACTGGGTGACCAGCACGATCACCGCCCTGCGTTTCGATCCCGTCACCGATGTGGGCGAAACCTTCGAAATCGACTGGATCGGCGTCGGCCGCGTGTCGGCCCCGGCGCTGGACGTTGTCACCGCCAATCTGGCGGAAGGACTGCAATTCGCCGATTTCGGCGCGACGGACACGGACCTTGCCGAGGTCTTCGGCTTTGTCCGACTGGCGGAAGCGGGCCTTGCTCCCGGCGACACGGTGTCGGTGGGCTGCCAGATCATCGCCACCGGCACCCGGCGCGGCCGGCTGGAAATCATTTTCGAGCGGGAGGACACGTCCGACATCCAGTCGGTGGTCAGTTCCTACGCGCCGACACACCCGACCGACTATCAGCAGGCGGCCATTGAAAACCGCATCATCCCACCCGGCTGCGACCGCATCCGTTTCCGTCTGCTGCGCGAGGCGGGCGTGCCCGGCCCGGTCGGCGCCAGACGCGTGTCCATGAACAAGGGCGGCCAGTTCACCGGCTGGCACCCGGTGCGCGGCGATGTGGAGAAAGACGCAAACCGTATCACCGACACCAACCAGATCGCGGACGGCGCGAAACTGGGCGAAACGGCGAAATGGTCGGCCGTCAGCGACGACGGCGGCCGCCCGCAGGACAACGCCACCCGGAATCTGATTTACCGCCAGTCTCTGCCGCCCGGCGGGGCCGCCACCGGCGACATCTGGTTCGATACCGATGACAACCGGCTGTATCGCCGCAATGGAGGCGCCTGGCAGGAAATCGCCAATGCCTTTGACAACACCAGCCAGCTTGCCGACGGCGCGGGCCTGGGCACCACCGCCATCTGGACCAGTATCACCGGCAGCGGCAAGCCTGAAAACAACGCCACCCGCAACACCGGCGCACTGGCGGACAAGAATACCGTCGACACGCCGGATGTCGTGGATGAGGCTGTCACCGATTTTGGTGGTGTGAACGGCTTTACAGGGACGATCAATCTCAGCTCAGCAATCCAACAAATCGCAATTGCAACCTTGACAGTGCCGGGCAATCCAAATGGTGTGAAATTTTTTGGCAGGGCTACACTGCAAAATATAGATCAGCCCAACCCTGGGCGTACCGAAGCTGCCATGCAACTTCGGCGCAAAAATGGTGGCGTATCTGTCAGCGAGGTAATTGTAACGGCGACACCTAACAATCGTACATATGTAATCAATACTCGTGTCCCAAAATTCACCGGCGAACAGGACTATGAACTGGTCTTGCGATGGTTCGGGACTACGCAACGGATCGCCTACAGCAACGTGCGACTGGAGATAGAAGGGACCAAAAAATGAATACCGGTATTTTGTACGACATCAATACAGGCAAAATCCTGCAAAATATGCGGTTAGCTAAATGTCTAGATATCGAAGCAGATTTCACGCCGCCAGAAGGCACAGCCGTTCTGCCAGGCGTACTGGCGGACGATGTGGACTGTTGGCGAGTGGAAAACGGCACGCTGGTTGAAACCAGCCCGTCGCCGATCAATCTGGATATTGAAAAACGCGCGGCATGCTACAGGGTCGATCGGATCGCTGGTGCGCAGCGTTCATACATCATTAGCGATGGATACGGTCAAGAAATGACGTATCTGATGAAAGAGGCCGAGGCCCGCGCCTGCCTGGCCGACCCGGCACCGCTGGCAGGGGCATATCCGATGCTGGCGGCGGAAATCGGCATCACCGGTGCCGACCTGACGGCGGTGGCGACGGCCGTCGCCGCCCGCGCCGACGTCTGTAAAACCAGGATCGCCGCCATTGAGGCAACGCGCCTGACCACCAAGGCCGTCATCAATGCCGCCACCGATCTCACAGCCATTGAAGCCGCCATCGACGCGGCCGATTGGCCGCCAAGGGAGATCTGACCCGCCGGGCGAAGCGGACATGTCCGGGCACCATCAACACCGACATCTATCCGCGCAAAGCGACCTGACCGGCCGGTCGCCCTCAATCTTTTCGCAATAGCCCATCAATCCCCGGCAACAGCCCCCGGACCGCCCGTGTCCGGGGGGCGATAGCGTTTGCCACCGCCCCATCACCCATCTTTTTTTGGAGAGACCGTCATGACCAACACCCTTCCCCCCTTTTACGGCAGTGTCGCAGCCTCGGGCGGCACCGGCCCGGTGTCGCTGGGCGCGGCCCTGCCCGGCCATGTGGATCTGAAGCGCGCCGTCGAGTATGGCGGCGGGCCGGCCATGGACCGCACCATCGACTATCTGATCCGCTACGGCAACGCGCGCGAATGGGGCACCGGCATCGTGCAGACCACGGGCCTGATGGCGCGCACCAATGTGGCCGGCACCATTGTCGAGGGGGTGGAGGACACCGCCGGCCCCGCGCCGCTGGACATCGCCGCCGGCGCGCTGATCACGTGGCAGCAGGTGGGCCCGGATCGCACAGTCGGCAGACTGACCGCCGAAAGAGATGTCGTTATCAACGGCGCATCCGGCACGGCGAAGCTGACGGCTCTGCGCACAAACAATGTCACGCGCTGGCAATATGGCGCCGCCAGCAACCCCGAAACCGGTGCCAACGCCGGCAGCAATTTCGAGCTGTACCGCTATTCAGATGCTGGCGCTTTTCTCGGCTCGGCGATGTCGGTTTCGAGAGCATCCGGCGGGGCTACATTTGCCGGCGTTGTCACCGGCCGGTCTGCCAACACCACGGCGCTGAGGGCGCAGTCAACCACAGGCAATCTGGTCAATCTGGCCTTTCAATCCAACACCGGCGATCAGGTGCGGCTGGAAGCGGTGATCGACGGGCCGGACCAAGGATCGCTGATCCCCAAGGGCGCAGAGGCAAGCGTCAATCTGGGCACGACGAGCAACCCCTGGAATGCCGCGCATTTCGCCGGCAATGTCACCATCAGGAATACCGCCCCAACCTTCAGCCTTACCGAGACAGATGGCCAGGAATTCGCAGTGGTGGCCAATGCAAGCAATCTGTTCATCAATTCGGTCAACACAGGGGGGGCCTGCATCTTCCAGAACGGAGGCGTGGAAAGAGCGCGCATTGATTTCGCGACGGGCGACGTGACGGCGGCCGGCGCGACCTTTGGCGGGGCGGCCACCAATATCACCTTTGACGCGTTGACGGGCCGCATCGATCAGCAGTCGGGCGGGTTTTCCTACGGCGTCGATGTGGGCACCCTGACCGGCATCAACCCGAATTACCATATGAAATCGGCCTCCGGGCGCACCGGCATGCTGTGGGAGCTGGACAACGACTTCCTGGCCAGCGACGGCAGCGAGGCGGCCTTTTGGGCCTTTGCTCCGTTCGACACATTGTCGGCGGCGCAGCGTGCCGGGCATTATGCCTTTCGCGCCACGATCGGCGCGGCGGCGTCAACGGATGTCTTCACCGTCGACTGGAACGGCACGGTGACGGCCAGGCAAAACCGCATCGCCATTGCCGACCCGGTCACGCCAGCCAATCGCAGCGCGCATCTGATCACATTCGACGGGGCGGCCAATGCCGCCGAAATCGGGGTCCGGGGGTCCGGCGCGGGCGGTGTGCTGGATGCGCGGATCACCTTTGACGGCCGGGCCACATGGCCGCATGTCTTCGCGGCGGACGGCTCGGTACAGCATACCGGCACGGTGACAGCGGGCGGCTCTTTGACGGTCATAGATGACGATACCGCAGGCGTGGCCTTGTCGGTGCAGGACAACAATTTCCGCCGAGAGCCCAATGCGTTTACTCAGGATTATTTTTTCGACAATCGGGCCGTCGGTGGCGACTGGTGGTTCCGAACATCGAATGCGGCGGTGAATGACACCATTCCACTGGTGCTCGAAGCGAACGGTACCGTTGTGATCGGCGGCAATATTGAACCGCGCACAGACAATACCTTTAGCTTCGGGACCGCAAGCCGACGGGCCACAGTCGTCTATGCCGCCACCGGCACCATCCAGACATCGGACGCACGGACGAAACAGGACCGGGCGCTGATCTCGGACAGCCTGCTGGACGCGGTGGACGGGACCGAGCTGGTCACCTACCGGCTGCGGGACGCGGTGGCGGAAAAAGGCGACGGCGCGCGCCTGCACACCGGCGCCGTCGCGCAGGAATTCGAGGCCGCGCTGACCGCGAACGGCATTGACGGCGACACCATCGCCGCCCTGTGCCACGACACCTGGACGGACGCGGACAGCGGCGGACAACAGGACCGCTACGGCCTGCGCTATGACCAGTTCAACATTCTGCTGCATGCCGCCGTGCGGCGGCGGCTGGCGGCGCTGGAAGACCGGCTGGCCCGTCTGGAACGGGGCTGAGCCCGGTTTTGTCACCCATCATTTCCCCCACGGGTCATGGGTCCTGCCGCCCCATCAGTGCAGCAGGCCCGGCCCACTGCCACCTGAAAGGAAACTGCAATGACCAAGCCTGCACCCACAGTCAATGCCACTGCCACCGCCGGCGGCAGCATCATCGATATTTCGTCAAACGGCGTCATTGTCGAGGATGTCAATATTGCCGGACGCGACACGACCAATCCGGGCGTGGCCCCTACCGTCCTGCCGGCCCTACAGTTTGAGGGCTATTCGGATGCCGGCACCCTTCTGGCCTACGCCCAGATGGCCGGTGTGGCCGAAGACGTTACGGACGGCGCGGAAAACGGCCGCGTGGATATCAGTGTGCGCGACGGCGGCGTCATGACCCAGAAAATCAACGTGACCGGTGCCGCCATCACGCTTCAGGACGACACCACGGTCAATGGCATCGTCACCGGCAGAGCCGCCAACACCACGGCGCTCAGAGCGGAATCGACCACAGGCAATCTGTCCAATCTGGCCTTTGTATCGAACACCGGCGATCAGGTGCGGCTGGAAGCGGTGATCGACGGAATAAACCAGGGATCGCTGATCCCGAAAGGGGCGGGCGCAAGCGTCAATCTGGGCACAAGCGGAAACCCGTGGGACAACGGCGTGTTCAAGGGGGCCGTGACAGCACAGGACTTCACCGTCGATGGCGGGTTTTTCAATATCGGCGGCGCCACGGTGGTGACCATCGCGGCCGGTGCCGTCACAGCCACCCGGTCCCATCATTTCGTGGACACGGAAGGCGGTGCCGCCAGCGACACGCTGGACACGATCAACGGCGGTACGGACGGCGACCTGCTGTTGCTGCGAACCGTTGATTCCGCGCGCACCGTGACGATTGCGGAGACAAACAATATCCGTGTGGGCGGCACCACATTCACCCTTTCGGACACCAGCGACCGCATCCTTCTGGTCAAGGCCGGTGCGCTTTGGATCACGGTGAGCCAGGCCGACACCGTTTAACATCCCACGCCGCCGTGCGGCGGCTGGCGATAATGGAAGACCGGCTGGTCCGTCTGGAACAAGGCTGAGCCCGGTTTTGTCGCCCATCCCGTCATATCCCACTTGCAAAGGAGACCCCATGTCCCCCCAGAACACGACTGACCTGAACCCGACCGGCCTGAAGCCGACCAATCTGAGCCCCCAAATCGCCGAGGCGACGCTGCAATTTCTGGCGCGCGTGCAGTTGCAGGGCAGCGAAGTGCCGGCCTTCAACCAGATCATCGCCGCCCTGACGGCGGCGGCGCGCCCGCACCAGGCCGCAGCGGACGGCCCGGTGCCGGACAACGGCGCCGGCGCCGGCAGCCCCGGATAACGCCGACACGTGCTGTCCACAGACGTTTAAAGCCGCCCCGGACCCCGGGGCGGCTTTTTTCACGCCCACTTCCCCTGCGTACAGGACCCGAAAGCGATGACATCCCCCATCCCCCCCTTTTACGGCAGCATCGCCGCCAGCGGCGGCATCGGCGATATTTCCCTGGGCGCGGCCCTGCCCGGCCACGCGGACCTGAAGCTGGCCACTGGATATGGCGGCACCGTGCCGGCCGACCGGGCGGTCGACTATCTGATCCAGTATGGCAACACCCGGGAATGGGGCACGGGCACGGTGCGGACCAGCGGTTTTCTGGCCCGCACCAATGTGGCCGGCACCATCGTCGACGGGGTGGAGGATACGGTCGACCCCGCGCCGCTGGACATCGCCGCCGGCGCGCGGATCACGTGGGAGCAGGCGGGGCCGGACCGTACGTTCGGCGCGGTCACGGTGGAGGATGTGCGGATTGACGGCACCTCGCTTGTCAACACCGGCTATTTTACGCGGCCGGGCGGGCAGGCGGTGCGCGATCTGAATGCCCTGCCGGTCGAGGCCGGCGTTTACCATACGGCCGGCCGCGCCGCCGGCACGCTGCACACCCCGCCCCAGGTGCCGGCTTCAGACGCCGGGACGCTGCTGCATGTGCAGGGCGCCGCCCCCGGCGACAACCATCAGATCTGGTTCCCGGTCACTGACGACCGGGGCGGATATGCGACCTTTTACATCCGCCGGGAAAGGGCGGCGGCCTTCACCCGCTGGGCCGAGGCGGTCGTCGCGGACGAAAACGGCGATGTGTCGCTGGAAGGGCATTTGACAGCACAGAGTATCAACCTCGGCACCGGCCACGTCACGCTTGCCCGTGACCCGGCGCAGCCGCTGGAGGCGGCGACCAAACACTATGTCGATGACCTGGCCGCCACGCCGGAGGGTATCGCCGGCAGCGCTCCGAGCCTGGACCTGAATTTCGCCGCCATCCGCGACGGGGTCCACACCCACCCCGGCAGCCTGCCCGCGGCGCTGACCACCACCCGCGCCGGCACGGCAACGCGTGTCAACGGGAGGGGCGTGATCGAGACGGTCGCGGCCAACACAGCACGGCTGGACCATGATCCGGCCACGCTGGAGCCTTTAGGGCTGCTGGTGGAAGAACAGCGGACGAATTTTCTTCTCAACAGCGGAGGGATAGGCAAGTCCGGATGGGGCACATTCCAGTCCACACTCATAACCGACACCGCGAGAGCGCCTGACGGCACTGTCACCGCCACCAAAGTGATTGCGGATGCCGGTTCAACCTCGGGCCTGGCGCGTCAGGATTTTGTTGTTGATGAAGCCACGCCATATACTGCGAGCGTATTCGTGCGCCAAGCGGATTTCGAGCAGGGCAATCTGGCAATCTTCACGTTGGAGGGGGCCCAGATTGCCCGTGCGCATGTCGCAACGTCAAATGGGGTGACCGGCGGTTTTGGCGGAGACATCGCCGCCATCGCCTACCCTGACGGATGGTATCGGTTGATGCTGACATTTACCGCCGGGCCCGGGCAATCGTCACTGAATATGCGACTGTCGGCGCGCAATGCCACCGGTGACGGTACATCCGGTATATTGTTCTGGGGTGCACAGATTGAGCAAGGCGTCTTTGCCACCAGCTACATCCCGACAACGACGGTACAGGCGACACGGACGGCGGATATTGTATCGGTTCTTGTAGACCAATGGTTGCGACAAAGAATTTCCACTTTTTACGCGGAAACAACATTCATGCCTGCCGAGCTTTCAGTGCGTGGCTTGTTCTACCTGAACAATGGCCAGGGTAATTTGAGGGGGTATGGTCTCCAGCTCGACACCCGTCAAAACATATCCCAGGCAGTCGGTGTAACGCGCACAAACGCAGGTGTCCGCCAAACAGTAAGCCCTGTGGGGACGCTGATTTCCGGTAAAAACAAAGTTGCCTTCTCATTTGACACCGTTAGTCAAACCGTTGCGGCAAATGGTGCCTACACCAGAGATGATGGTACGTTTACAGATGCTGACGCCTCTCAGTTCTTTGTCGGATTCGCCAATGTCGCGGAAACCTCAGCATTACTGAACGGCCACATCAAGCGCCTGACCTATTGGCCCCGCCGCCTGGCTGACACAACCCTTCAGGCGTTGACCGCATGAATTATACGACACCTGGCCCATAACCGGCGCAGAGACAGACAGGACCGCCGTCCTGCCATGGGTACGCGGCACAGACGGCGCAGGACAAAAGGGCCTGTTGACGGGCTGAGGTCCGATCTGTCCGGCACCGGCCCCTTGCAGTCGGGCGCGTCTGGCGTGCGCAACCGGCACAAGGCCAGGGGCACGGGAGCAAAATATCACCTTTATGTGGTCCCCCGCGTTTGCGGGGATTTTTTACACTGTTCATCGCGCGTGTCCGCGCGGCACTGGTCGCAGACTGATTGGCCGCGCACTGACTGATAGCAGACCGGCCAAGACCGCACGGCGGCGGCATTAACGGCCCAAGGCCCCTTAAAGACAGCGCAAAGCAACGCAAGGACACCGCAGGGCCACGCCGGGCGGGCCGGTTGGCGGCCCGCTCTCCCCTCCCCCAACCTTAACATTTTAAGGAGAACGACCCATGACCGCACAGACAGCAGCGACCATCCACGGCAATGCCGTCGTCAACGGCAGCGTGACGCTGGGCGGCGACCCGACCGCCCCGCTGGAAGCCGCCACCAAGCAATATGTGGACAACAATGGCGGCAGCCTTGCCGGCATCGCCGGGGTCACACCGACGCTGGAGCTGAATTTCGCTGGCATCCGCGACGGCGTGCAAAGCGACAACCAGACCTTTCCCTCCACCGTCACCGTCACCCGCGCCGGCACGGCGACCCGCGTCAACGGACTGGGCCTGGTGGAAAGCGTGGCGGCCAACACGCCCCGCATCGATCATGACCCGGCGACCCTGGAAAACAGGGGTCTCCTGATCGAGGAGGCGCGCACCAACATCGCACTGCGCAGCGAGGCCTTCGACAATACGGTGTGGCCCAGGACAGCCGGTGTCACCGTGACGCCGAACGACGCCATCGCCCCCGATGGCACACAGACCGCCGACCGGATCGATTTCGCCGCCGCCGACCAGATAATCGCACAGAATATCACCGTCACAGTCGGTGTGACCTATCAGGCATCCATCTGGATCAAAGGCACGGCGGGCGAGACAATTCTGGTGGACAATTCGGGCACACTGGAAACCTTCACCCTGACCGGGGTCTGGCAGCGGCTGGTTCTGGCGGGAACGCCGGGCAGCACATCAGGCAACCTGAGCATATCCACATTCGGCGGTGTCACGGCCCGCAGCGTGCTGCTTTGGGGTGCGCAATTCGAGGAGGGTGCTTTCGTCACCAGCTATATTCCCACCGCCGCCAGCGCGGTGACACGGGCGACCGATGTGGTGCGCATCAGCGGCACGCCGTTCGCCGACACATACCGCCAGGGTGTGGGCACCTTTTTCGTGGACGCGGCAAAAATCGGCGCGGCGGACGAAACCTTCGACCATTTCATCGGTGCCACTACCGGCGATTTCAACAATGAAGTCAGCCTGTTCTATGGCGGCACGAACAACACGATCGCCTTTCTCGTGCGCAAGGCGGCTGTTGCATCGGTGAGTAGCACGCGGGGCAACGTACCCCCCGGCGTGCGTTTTACCGCCATTGGGGCCTTTGCCGAAAACGACGCCGCCTTTACCATCAACGGCTTGCCCGTCTTTACCTTTACCACGGTCGATGTGCCGGATACCACGCAGCTCGACATCGGCAATATAGGCGGCATCGCACCGGCCAATGCGCATCTTAAACGCGTGGCCTACTGGCCACGGCGCCTGCCCGACAGCACGCTGGAGGCCGTGACGGCCTGAAGGCCCCCTGAAAAGCGTGCCCCTTTCGGCCGGGACCAGCGGTCCCGGCCGTCCCCCAGCCACATAACACCCTTCACGCGGGCCGGTCCCACCCACCGGCCCGCTTTTTCATGCAGTGACCAGGAGACCCCAAACCATGAGCGACCCCGCACCCGCCTTTTACGGCAGCGTGGCGGCATCGGGCGGCACCGGCGATATTTCGCTGGGCGCGGCCCTGCCCGGCCATGCGGATCTGAAAACCGCCGTCGATATCGGCGTCGACCAAACCGGCGGCGGCCTGCCGGCGGACAGGGCCATCGACTATCTGATCCGCTACGGCAATGCCCGCGAATGGGGTGTGGGCGTGGTGCGGGTGGACGGCCGGTTTTCCCGCACGGCGATTGCCGGCACCGTTGAAAACGGCGTGGCCGACACCGGCACGCCCGGCCCCCTGGATATCGCCGCCGGCGCGCTGATCACGTGGGAACAGGTGGGCCCGGACCGCACGTTCGGCAGACTGACCGCCGAACGAGATATCGTGATCGATGGCGCCCCCGATGCCACGAAACTGACGGTTCTGCGCACCGATAACGTGGCGCGCTGGCAATACGGAGCGACGGTTGAAGACGCCGGGGGCGACGGCGGTGATTTCGCGATTTACCGCTACGGCAACGACGGCGCTTTCCTCGGCACCGGGCTGCTGATCAGAAGAGCGTCCGGCAATATCCTGACCGGCGCTGAATTGAATGCAGGGGGTCTTGTATCCCAGGACGGGGACATCTGGCTGCGAAATATCGACCCCGGCGCCGATTTTCAGACGTTACACAGTGTCATCTTCCAGGGGTTCAACACGGCCGGCGGCTTGCGGTCCTATGGCGCGATCACAAGTGTGGCCGTCAGTGCCGCCAGCGGGGCGGAAAACGGGCGCATTGATCTGAACGTGGTCGACAATGGGGTGATGACGCAGAAAATCAACGTGACAGCCGATGGGGTCACAGTGAAGGACAACGTCGTGATCAATGGTACGGTCACGGCGGACGCATTTACAAATAATTCCGCCAACGACGCACTGTCGATTGTTGGCGGCACCGATCCGGCGACAAGCGGCACCATACAGCTTTTCGGTGAAAACACTGTTTTTGACCAGATCGACTTTTATCCTGAGGGTACGGGGACAGGGCCTGCCCTAAGAATGAGCAATACAGATTCCACCTTTTCCGGCACCGTCACCGGCCGGGCCGCCAATGCCACGGCGCTGATCGCGCAATCGACCACGGGCAACCTGGTCAATCTGGCCTTTGCATCCAACACCGGCGCCCAGGTGCGGCTGGAAGCGGTGATCGACGGGCAGGATCAGGGATCGCTGATCCCCAAGGGGGCGGGGGCATCGGTCAATCTGGGCACGACGGGCAATCCCTGGAACGCCGCGCATTTCGCCAGCAGCGTGACGGCGGGCCGCCTGATCACCACGACAACGACGATCGGCGGTCTGCTGGCACAGTACACGAGCATATTCCCTTCTTCGGGCGCGAGAAGCTTTAACATTCTTGCACCTGAATCTGACGACGGTAACGCGCCGTTCATCTTCAGTACCGCGAATGCTGTTACCTTCCGCGTTGATACGACGGACGCTTTAAAACTGGATTCTAAAGGCAGAGCCGCCTTCGCCGGCAGCGTGTCGGCGGGTCAGGTATCAACGAATACACTGGCTAACGCACAAGGCCATACACTTGCCCGATTTGTGGGAACGGGCACTGAGGCATGGCTGACAGCACTCGGCATTACTGGCAATGCCCATGTTTTCGAAGGTCAGTCCTTCAACAATCTGATCTTCGGCATCCAGTCCAACAGTCAGGCAAATGACCGCATGTATGTTGTTGGATCGGGGGATGGGTCCGCGAACTATGACCGGATTGCCATGCAAATGGATCGGGACGGTAATGCTGGCTTTGGCGGCAGTCTAACCGGGTCGGGCTACCTGTTCAGCGCGGACAATACATACAGCGTCGGCTCTGCCAGCAATCGGGCCAGCGTCATTTATGCCGCCACCGGCACTATCAACACCAGCGACGAGGCGCAAAAGCAGGATATCGCCGACCTGACGGCGAAGGAAAAGGCCGCGTTTCTGGCTGTTGCCGCCACGATCCGCACATACCGGTGGAAAGACGCCGTCGCCGCGAAGGGAGAGGGTGCCCGCATCCACACCGGCATCATCGCTCAAGCCGCTATAGCCGCCTTTGACGCGGTGATGGGCGCCGGCGCGGCGGTCAGGTACGGATGGGCCTGCTGTGACGCGGTGCCTGTCATGAAGACACGGACGGTCACAAAAGCCATCACACGCGACGTCACAGTGACCGAAGACGAGCCTTACAGCGAAATCAAAATCATCGACGGCGAGCCCGTCGCGGTGGAAGGCGTGCGCCAGGTCGAGCGGCCCGTTATGGACATGGTGCAGGTCAGGGACGCCCAGGGTGCGCTTAAAACCGACAAGGACGGTCAACCGGTCATGCATCCGGTTCCGCGCACCGAGACGGTCATGGAAGAGGTGGAGGAAAACTATGCGGACGGCGCTTGCGACCAATTCGGCATCCGCTATGACGAACTGATGGTCGGCATTATCGCGGCGATGCAGTGATGGACGACAGCAAGCCGTCTCGCATCCCGGTCGCCCTTTCGGCGGCCTTTTTTTAGCGCATATGACCGACACACGCAAAAGCACACACCGGCGGCGGCTGGGCGCGGCGGCGACCCGGTTGACCGCCGGGCGGCGCCGGACGTTTCTGGACACGCTGGCCGCCGGGCTGACGGTGACGCAGGCAGCCGACGCCGCCGGCGTGCACCGGGCCACGCCCTACCGCTGGCGCGAGGAGGACAGGACCTTCGCCGCGGACTGGGCCCAGGCGGAACGGGCCGGCACCGACACCCTGATCGGCGAGGCCCGGCGCCGCGCCGTCGACGGCGTGGACAAGGGCATTTATCACAGCGGCAAGCGGGTCGACAGCACCCGCGCCTACAGCGACACGCTGCTGATGTTCCTGCTGCGCCAGCGCGACCCCAGTTTCCGCGAGCGCCCGCCGGCGGATACGGCGGGCGGGACGGACACGGCCATCCGCCGGCTGAACGACGACCAGCTCAACGCCCGCATCGCCGCCCTTTTGGGCGGCCCGGAAAGCCCGGACTGTCTGGAAAGCCCGGACTGTCTGGAAAGCACAGACAGTCTGGACGGTGTGAACAGTCTGGACGATACACCGGGCGGCGGAAGCACAAAGAGCGGGACAGACTAGACGGAAGCCCCGCAAAAGGTGCGGACACACACCGGGAAAACGGCTGGCAGCCGGGGCGGCAGACATTGGAACATCCGCCGCATGTACGGGGCCGCGATGTTTTCGCCGCCCGGTATATCAAACCATACATAAAATCCTTGACCCGTGTCCGGATTGACCGCATGCTTGATAGATAACCAGTTAAATTGGCGGCATGCGCCCGGATGGATAGAACAGTCCAACGCGGCGCTTTTTTTATGCGCTGATCCGGACCCTGACCCGGCCCTGACCCGGTTTTTCAGTCCCTGATGGATTTTGACAGGCAGCACCTGTCCACTCCCGCCCGGACCGGTGCACTGCCTGATCCGCTGCCTGGCCCACTGCCTGGCCCACTGCCTGGCCCACTGCCTGGCCCACTGCCTGGCCCACTGCCTGGCCCACTGCCTGGCCCACTGCCTGGCCCACTGCCTGGCCCACTGCCTGGCCCACTGCCTGGCCCACTGCCTGGCCCACTGTGCAAATCACTGTGTCATTCAGTGCGCAAACCGGCATGCGGTCAGGTGTACGAGCTGGTGAGCGCCATGGGAACACGGCAGGAGGACGCATGGCCGCACATCCGACCCGTCCGCCCGGCGGCGCCCCCGCCGAGGCTGCCGTGACAGACGACGCCCCAGTGCCGACGGGGCTGGACCATCTGAGCCGTCAGCAGCGGCAGGAACTGCTGGCCCTGCTGGCGGAACGGGACCGGCGCGACGCCCGCGGACTGTTCGACCACCTGTTTCCCGATGCGCCCCATATGTGGCGGGGCGAGACCTTTCACGGGCGCGACCGCTATCCCAAACATATGGAGTTTTTCGCGGCGACGGCGACGGCCACCTATGTCGCCTTCATGGCGGCGAACCGGGTGGGCAAGACTGTGACGGGCGGCTATTTCACCGCCGCGGCCGCCACCGGGCGCTATCCGCCCTGGTGGACGGGACGGCGCTGGGACCGGCCGGTGCGCATCTGGGCGGCGGGCAAGTCCAACGCCACCGTGCGCACCATATTGCAGACGAAACTGCTGGGCCGCACCGTCCATGAGGGGGCGCGGAAATCCGTCGACGGCACCGGCATCGTGCCCGGCGACAGCATCGGCCGCATCACCTGGAAAGCGGGCCTGACCGACGCGGTGGACACGGTGCGGATACGCCACCTGTCGGGCCGGTGGTCGGTGATCGACTTCAAATCCTATGAACAGGGGCGCGGCGCCTTTGAAGGGGCCGAGCAGGACATCATCTGGCTGGACGAGGAACCACCCATCGACATCTGGAACGAATGCGCCGTGCGCGTGATGACGACGGGCGGCGTGCTGATCGGCACCTTTACCCCGCTGGACGGCATCACCGACACGGTGCTGCTGTTCCTGCCCGGCGCCAGACCGGATGCCTGAGACCCGACGATTAAGGCCGGATGCCCGCGTTCTGATGACTGCGTTCGGATGCCTGAGTTCGGATGACTGCGGTCGGACAACTGAGCTTGGATGACTGAGTTCCGGCGCTTCAGCCCCATCGATCAAGACCCTGAAACCGGAGGTGACGCCATGCCCCATATCGGCGACGGCCGCTATCTGGTGCGCTGCGGCTGGGACGATGTGCCCCATCTGGGCACGCGGGAAAAGGCCGAGCTGCTGGCCGGCACCCCGCCGCACCTGCGCGACGCCCGGTCAAAGGGCACGCCGTCGCTCGGCGCGGGCGCGGTCTATCCGGTGGAGGAAAGCCTGATCACCGTCGCCCCCTTCGCCGTGCCGGACCACTGGCCGCGCGCCTACGGGCTGGACGTGGGGTGGAACCGCACCGCCGCCATCTGGGGCGCGTGGGACCGCGAGGCGGCGTGCCTGTATCTGACGACCGAACATTACCGAGCCGAGGCCCTGCCCGCCGTGCACGCCGCCGCCATCCGCGCGCGCGGCGCCTGGATACCGGGCGCGGTGGACCCGGCGGCACGCGGCCGCAACACCCATGACGGCCGCGCCCTGATGCAGGACTATCTGGACCTGGGACTGCGGCTGAGACCGGCGGCCAACGCGGTCGAGGCCGGCATCCTGCGGCTGCTGGACCTGCTGCAGACCGGGCGGCTGAAGGTGTTTTCCACCTGCCGCAACTGGCTGGCCGAATGGCGGCTCTACCGCCGGGACGAACAGGGCCGCATCGTCAAGGCCCACGACCATCTGATGGACGCCACGCGCTATCTGATCATGGAATACCAGACCATCGCGAAAACCCGCCCCGCGCCGACGCCAGAGACGGCGCCGGGGCCGATCGCCCCGCCGACAGGAGACGCCCGTGCCGGATATTGAGCCCGCCCCCGCCCCACCGGCCCCAAACCGGAGCGCAACGGACGGCCCCGTGACCGGATCAATTGATGCCGAGACAGCCGACCCCGGCGCAATCGATCCCGGCGCAATCGATCCCGGAACAGTCGACTCTGGAGCGATGGAGGAGGCCGTCACCGCCCTGCTGCACCGGCTGGAACGGGAATGCGCCGATTTCGTCGCCGCCAAAACCCGGATCGAGGAGGAATGGACCGAGGACATGCGCGCCCTTTACGGCCGCTATGACGAACAGACCGAACGCGACCTGAAGGAACACCGCAAATCCCGCCTGTTCGCCAATATGACCCGCCCCAAGACCCACGCGTGGGAGGCCAGGCTGGCCGACCTGCTGTTCCCGACCAACGACCGCAACTGGGGCATCGGCCCGACCCCGGTGCCCGAACTGGCCCTGGCCATCGCCCGCGATCCGGGCGGCGCGCCCGGCAGGGGGCCGCAGACACCCAACATGACCGACGGCGGCCAGAACGCGAACAACATGAATGCGGAAGGCGTGATTATGGAGGGCCTGAATACGCAGAGCATGGGCGGCGACAGTATGGCCGGCAGCGGCCGGGACGCGGAGCTGCGCGCCCGCGCCCTGAGCGCCCGCGCCATTCTGGACGAGGCCCGCCGCCGCGCCGACGCCATGCAGGACGAGATTGAGGACCAGCTGATCCAGGGCGGCTATCAGGCGGCCAACCGGCGGGTGATCAAGGATATGTGCCGGCTGGGCACCGGCATTCTGAAAGGGCCGGTCACCACCGGCGACACCCGCGAACGCTGGGTCGCCGAAACCGGCGCGGACGGCCGCACCCACTGGCGCCACAGCGCGCTGGCGGACGAAACGCCGAAATTCGTCCGGGTGGATCCGTGGTCGTTTTTTCCCGACCCCGGCGCGCGCATCGGCGAGGACCTGGAAAAAACCTATGAACGGCATCTGCTGACGAAAAAGGCCCTGCGCGACTGGGCGAAACGGCCCGGCTTTTACCGCGACGCGGTGCGCCGCCTGCTGGCCGACGGGCCGGCGGACGCGGTGCCGTCCTATCTGGCCGACCTGCGCGCCATCACCCAGGATGACGCCCATACCGTGCGCGACCGCTATGTCGCCTGGGAATATCGCGGGCCGCTGGACGCCGACGACCTGAAGGCCCTGTTCGCCCATGCCGGCGACGACACCGGGCTGGCCGCCATCGCCGGCGCCGACATTCTGACGGATGTGCAGGTGGTGATTTATTTCTGTCAGGGACAGGTGCTGGCCGCCGGCCTGCATCCGCTGGACAGCCGCCGGTCCCTTTATGACGCCTGCCCCTTTTTCGAGGATGAGGCGTCGCTGTGGGGCTACGGGGTGCCGCGCCTGATGCGCGACGCGCAAAAGGCCATCAATGCGTCCTGGCGCATGATGATGGACAATGGCGACCTGTCCACCGGGCCGCAGATCGTGGTCAAGAAATCCAAGATCATGCCCGCCGACGGCAGCATGGCGATCAAGGGCCGCAAAATCTGGTACGCGGACGAAACCACCGCCGTCGGCGATGCCTTCGCCACCTTTCCCATCGACAGCCGACAGGGCGAGTTGATGAATATTTTCGAGCTGGCGCGCCGCCTGGTGGATGACGAGGTGTCGCTGCCGCTGATCGCCCAGGGCGAACAGGGGGCGCAGACCACCCGCACCGCCAGCGGCCTGTCCCTGCTGATGAATTCGGCCAATGTGATTTTCCGCTGGGTGGTCACCAACTGGGACGACCACATCACCGTGCCCGCCATCCGCAAACAGTATCATTACAATATGCAGTTCAGCCCGCGCGACGAGATCAAGGGCGATATGAGCGTCGAGGCGCGCGGCTCCAGCGTGCTGCTGGTGCGCGAGCTGCAGGCCCAGAATATCATGACCGTCCTTGCCAATTTCATCGGCCATCCGGTGCTGGGCCGCTATGTGCGGGAGTACAATTCGCTGAAAGCGGTCTATCAGACCCTGATGCTGGACGCCAAGGAACTGCTGTATTCCAAGGAAGAGGTGGAACAGCGCCTGGCCGAAGCCGCCGAGGCGGAGGCGCAAGCCCAGGCCGAGCAGGCCCAGGAACAACAGGCCCAGGCCGACCCCATGGACGACCCTAGGACCGCGCGCCTGGCCTTTGAGCGGGAAAAACTGGCGGCCGAACTGGAAGACCGCGCGGCCGAGCGCGCCGCCCGTCTCAACACCGCCCGGCTGACCAACGAAACCGCCCTGATCAAGGCCCTGACCGGGGACGAACTGGCCTATGAAAAACTGCGCGCGGTGCTGGCCGACAAGGCCGAGGACCGCCTGACAAAGGAACGGATTTTCCAGGGCGAGATGCATTTCAAGGAACGTCAGTCCCGGCGCGAGGCCATGACCGGCAAGGACCTGCCGGACGGCACCCGCTTCGCCCCTTAAACCCTGAAGACGGCATATCCTGAAACACGACAGACACCCAAAAAAACGGACGGACCCGACCCATGACCCTGCATGACAGCGGCCAGTATGACAGCGGCCCGGCACCGGCGGACGCGGGCGACGCGCCGGTGCCCTGGCGTATCCTCGCCGATTTCATCGCGGCCGAACGGGCGCGCGCGCTGGAAACCGTCGCCGCCATCGGCGTCTGCCAGCGCCGGGCCGATGCGGCGCGCGGGCGCCTGGCGGTGCTGGCGGCGCTGGAAACCCTGAACACCCCGGCGCCCGAGCCCCGCCCGGCGCCGGACATCTATCCCGGCCTGGGCGGCCCGCCGGACTACTGACCGCCCCGGAACCCCTAACATCGAAGACCCACAGCACTGCCCCACCCGGCGCCGGGCCCCCGCCCGGCCCGCCCGGCGGCGCGTGCCCGACAGGAGACAATTCGCCCATGACCGATAGCATGACCGATACCAGATACACGCCCCATCCGGAGGACGAAACCGACACCGCCGCGCATACCGCGATGGGCGCTGCGCGGGACACTGCCGGGGACACGGATGGTGACGGGGCGGACAGCGATGGAAACAGTGGCGTAGACAGCAGTGGGGACAGCGGTGGGGACGGCTTTTCCGCCGCCTTCGTCGCGGCGGCCCGTGACACGGATGGTTCCGGCACTGCTGGCGATGCTGAAAATCCTGGCGACACGGATACCTCCGGCGAAATGGATACATCCGGCGACACGGTTACCTCTGGCGGCAGTGGCGCCGGGCCCGACATCTGGGCCGGCGCGCCCGATGCCCTGACGGCGGAACGGGACCGGCTGCACGCCGAAATCGACAAGCTGACCGGCATCGCCCGCGGCCATTCGGGGCGGGAACGGGCCCGGGTCCGGCGCATCGCCGAACTGGAAGCCGAACTGTCCGCCGCCAAAACCACCCTTGCCGCACCCGGTACCACCGCATCCCCAAAGCGTGCGGGTGCAAACCCCGCGAACCATAACGCCGCCCACACGGCCGATCTGAGCGACGCGCTGACCCGCGTGGCCGACTGCTTTCCCGAAATCCGCCCGCTGATCGACGAGGTCCGCGCGCTGAAACTGGGACAGGAACAGTCGTCCATGGTGCTGTCCGCCGCCGCCCGCGCCGCCGAGGCCGAACAGCTGGACAGGAACGAAGCCCTGCTGCTGGAAGCCCACGGCGATTTCGCCGAGATCACCGGCGACCCCGCCTTTGCCGACTGGGTCGGCGAGGCCCCCGCCTATATCCGCGCGGCCGTGGCCCGCAACGGCGCGGCCATTGTCGACGCGGCCGAGGCCATCGATATCCTCAACCGTTTCAAGACGGATAGAGGAGCGGATAGAGGAGCGGATAGAGGAGCGGACAGAGGAACAGAAAAGGGAACGGATACGAAAGCGGCCCCGTATGCCGACGCGGCATATGGCGCCTCAAATCATCAAAACCCGGCACACACGGCCCCGTCGAAACGCGCCCTGCAACGGCGCGGCGCCGGCGCGCCCAGGGCCACCGGCACCCTGCCGGCCGCCAGCGGCGCCCCGCGGGATTTCGACGCCGCCTTCGACTATTACGCACGCCGGACCGGGCGCCGGACCCTGCGCTAGACCGACACCGCACAGCCACATACAGCCCTGCCCGCACACCGCGCCCAGGCGGACGGCCGGCCCGACGGCCCGCCCCCGCCCGAATTGCGCAGACCTGAGCAGACGTCAGCAAACCTGACCGCCCGGTGACACGGCAGGGACACGCACCCGAACCACACGGCCAAACACAGAGCCAAACACAGGGCCAAACACACGGCCACACATACGCAGACACAAGGACACACCCCATGGCACAGACACAATATGGCGATATCGGCACACGGGCCGCCGCCCATGCCGCCAAACAGATGCTGGATCACGCGCGCCCCGTGCTGATCCTGGAAAAATTCGGACAAAGCCGGCCGATGCCGAAAAACAGCACGGAAACGGTGAAATTCCGCCGGCCCGTGCCGCTGCCGCTGGCCACCACCCCGCTGGTCGAGGGGGTGACGCCGACAGCGACCAAAATGGCCTATGACGACGTGCCCGCCACGCTGAAACAATATGGCGACGTGGTGGAAATCAGCGACCGGGTGCACGACCTGGCCGAGGACCCGGTGCTGAAGGATGCCGCCATGCTGTGCGGCGAACAGGCCGGCGCCACCATCGAGGATGTCACCTGGGGCGTGCTGCGCGCCGGGACCACGGTGTTCTACGCCAACGGCGCCAGCCGCGCCGCCGTCAACACCAAGATCAGCAAGGACAAGGTGCGCGCCGTGGTGCGCAACCTTCAGGCCCAGAAGGCCCGGCGCATCACCGCCGTCCTTGACGGGTCGGTGCATCTGAACACCACCCCGATCGAGGCATCCTATATCGCCGTCGCCCACACAAACGTGGAAAACGACATTCGCGACCTGCCCGGTTTCGTCCCCGTCGCCGAATACGGCACCCGCAAGACCGTGTGCGAATACGAACTGGGCACGGTGGAAAATGTCCGCTTCGTCCTCAGCCCGGACTTGGGCGAATTCGCGGACGCCGGCGGCCTGAAGGACGGCGCGACCGGCGCGATGAAATCCACCGGCGGCACCAATGCCGATATTTACCCCATCGTGTTTTTCGGCAAGGAGGCCTTCGGCTGCGTGCCGCTGCGGGGGTCGCGCGCGGTGACGCCGACGGTGATCAACCCCAGCACCCCGTCCAAGTCCGACCCCCTCGGCCAGCGCGGCTATGTCGGCTGGAAAACCTATTACACCGCCGTCCGCCTGAACGAAACCTGGATGGCCCGCCTGGAGGTGGCCGCCAGCGAACTGTAGGACGCGACTAACACTATACCTAGCAACACTTACAGAGTGGCTTCAGATTCTGAGTAAAGAACGCAGGAAATAGCCTGCCAAAAGAAGAACTCCGGCGAAAGCTCACCTTCGCCGGAGCATTTCAACTGAGGATAAAGATCAAAAGCACTATTGAGTGAGCCAAAAGTGCAATATTGACCTTTACTTCAATCGTTACTGAAACCGAGAAATTACGCGTCATGTGAGACGTCTCCTCGGTCGCAGGCGCCCGCAACCGTCAAGGAGTGCGGAAGTCGCGCCGACGTTACGGTTTAGCCGCCGTTCGTCGGTTTATCGGCCCACCATCTACCAGTGCACTGGTTTCTGGCAGCAATGGTTAGCGTACATCCCCGGCACCATGGCGGAGGATGAACCATTGAGTGTACGAGGATTTGGCATAAGACGCTTTCTTATACCATTTCGTCGTACAGAATTATGGTGGGCCGATTTGACCTCAAAGTCGAGTCATTTAGCCTAAAACACATCCATAAGGCTCGGGGTTTCAAGGCATAATTCATAAACCTGAACAATCGCCATATCGGAAGTTTCCGACAAAATATGTTGACTTCAGCGTCAGTTGTTGTACGAATAACGTACGTAAATATTTACGGTCAAGATATTGAACCATCCCTGTCATGGGCCATATCATATGCGTAGGGAAACGCATGTGATTTAGGGGATTGTCCGTGGTCAAAAAACGCCTGCCCATGTCCAGCCGGAAAATCGCCTCATGGCTGATCCGCGAAGGGTGGGAGGAAATACAGCAAAAACGGACCAGCCACCGTCAGTTCAAACATCCGGACACGGGCCGGAAACTGACGGTGCCGCACCCGAAAAAGGATTTTCCCGCCGGCACCCTGCGACAGATTTACAAGGTTGCCGGCTGGGCGTGAGGGACAGCGCACCCCCCGTATCACGGGGCACCCGCTGGCAGGAGAGACGAGTGGCGGTTTACACAGGCATTGTGCACAAGGACGCGGGCAGCGATTACGGCGTGCATTTCCCCGATCTGCCGGGATGTTTCAGTGCCGGGTCGGACATGGACGACCTGATCCAGATGGCGACCCGGGCCGTGGCCTTTCATGTGGACGGTCTGGCCCGTGACGGCGACGCCGTTCCCGCCCCCCGCGCGGTCGCCGACCTGATGACGGACCCGGAGGTGAAAGAGGACCTTGCCGCCGGCGCCACACTGATCCAGGTGCCCCTGTTGTCCCGTGCCCGCGCCCGACGGCGGGTGGAGGTGCAGATGGACCAGCACCTGCTGGACGCCATCGACCGGCGCGCCAAGGCCCTTGGCATCACCCGCACCGCCTTTCTGCATGAGGCGGCGGAAAGACTGCTGCTGGACGCAGGCTGATATCTTTTTGGCCTGATATCCTTTTGGCCTGAGTATCTTTCGACCTGATATCCTTTGATCCGACATCTTTTGACTTGGGCGCACAGGCGCCCGGTACCGTCGACCGACCGCTTTAAACCATCGAACAATCGCGTTTCAGGGGCGGCCCATCCAGGGCCGCCCCTTTTCATTCCAATCAGGGAGACATCCGATGACCGACACCCCCCTTGCCCCAACCCCCATCCCGCTGGACAGCGCCGGCGCGCGGGACCTGCGGCGGTATGCCCGCGCGGTGTTGCAGCTGGACGTGTCGGATTTTGAAAATGCCGGCTCGCTGCGGGCGAAAATCCGCGCCGCCGCGCCGGATACGCAGGCGATCGTTCCGGAGCAGGACGGGGTTTTGGCTGAGCACGGGGTTTTGGCTGAGGACAGCGCCCCGGCACAGGGCGACCTAGCTGCCGCACCGGGCGCGGCGGACGGCGGGGATATGGACGGGTATCTGCGCATTCTGATCCCGCGCCAGGAAAAACACGGCGGCGGCGACCCCGTGCCCGTCAACTGCAACGGCCGGCAGATCATCGTCCCGCGCGGGCGGGAATGGCCGGTCAAGCGCAAATTCGTCGAAATCCTGTCCCACGCGGTGGAACGGCAATACAGCGTCACCCTCAACCCCCACACCCGCGAGGCCGAGATGACATCCCACGACGTGCAGGCCTATCCCTTCCAGATTCTGGGCCCCTGGGCCGGGCCGCTGCCGGCCGAGATGACGGGCAGCACGTCCGGCGGCGCCCGGTAACGCGGCGGAAGGGACAAGCGCGATGAATTTCCTCGACCTGTGCCGCAAGACCGCCAAGCTCAGCGGTACGCTGGGCGACGGGGTGCCGGCCAGCGTGGTCGGCCAGACCGGGCGTGTCGCGCTGATCGTGCAGCTGGTGGCGGACGCCTGGGTGACGGTCCAGAATGCGCGCCCCGACTGGCTGTGGCGGCGGGCGGCGTTTGAAAAACCGCTGCCGCCCGGCACCCCGGCGGTGACGGCGGCCGGCCTGGCCCTTGACCGGTTCGGCGCCTGGCTGACGCCCCGGCCCGACTGGTATGTCTGGCGCGAGGCGGACGGGCCGGACAGCGCCGCCCGCGTGATCTTTCTGCCCTGGACGGCGTTCAGCGACCGCTACGGCCATCCGGCGGCCCGGCCGGGCCCGGTGCGCCACATGACGGTGCGCCCCGGCGACCGGGCGCTGATGGCCGGGCCGGTGCCGGACGCACCGCACCGCCTGCGCGGCCATTATGTCAAAAGCCCGCAGGTGCTGGCCGGCAATGCCGACACGCCCGACCTGCCGGCCCATCACCACGATGTCATCGTGGACACGGCCCTGCGCATGCTGCACGCCTATGACGAGGCGGATTTCCGCCTGGCCGTGTCCGAACGGGATGTGGCCGCCCGCATGGCCGCCCTGGTGCACGAACAGGTGGAAACCCCCTATCTGGCCGTGGAGCCCATCGCCTGATGGCCCGGTCGGCGGTGGAAAGCCCGCTGGGCGGCGGGCTCGACCTGGTGACGCCGCCCTTCCGGCGCGATCCGGGCCGGGCCATTGCCGGGCTGAATTACGAACCCCGGCCCGAAGGCTACAGACGCCTGGAGGGGTATGAGCGCACCGACGGACGGCCCCTGCCGTCCACCCGAACCTACTGGATGCTGGACCATGACACGCCGCTGACCCCCTTTGCCGTCGGCGAAACCGTCACCGGCGACACATCGGGCGCCAGCGCACCCATACTGGCCGTGCCGGATGACCCTGATGGCTCCGGCGACCCCGGCGCCCCCCGGCGGCTGGTCATCGCCGCGCCGGACGGCACATTCGCCGCCGGCGAAACCCTGCGGGCGGGCGGTGTGGCGCGGGCCACGGCCCTGGGCCCCGCCGTGCGGGACGGGGCGACCGGATTTTTGGACACCGCATACCGCACCCTGGCCGAGGAGCATCAGCGCGCCCTGATCCGGCCGGTGCCCGGCAGCGGCCCGGTGCGCGGCGTCCATATGCTGGACGGGGTGCTGTATGCCCTGCGCGACAATGCCGCGGGCAGTGAAAAACATCTGTGGCGGGCCACCGCCGACGGCTGGCACCGGGTGGCGACCGGGCGGCAGCTGGATTTCACCGCCGGCACGGCGGATGTGGCCGTCGGCGCGACGCTGACGGGCGCGACCTCCGGCGCCGGCGGCACGCTCACCGCCGTCACCGCGCGCAGCGGCACGGCCACGGGCGGCGACTTGGCCGGGTCCTTCCTGTTCGAAGGGGTCGGCGGCGCCTTTCAGCCCGGCGAAGCCTTGCAAGCGGACGGCGGCCCGGTTGCCGTGGCCGCCGGGGCGGATGCGGCCGTCACCCTGCCGGCGGGCGGCACCTGCCGCTTTGCCGGCGGCATCGTCTCGGGCTTCGGCCCGCGCCTGTACTGGGTGGACGGGGTCGGCCCGGCGCGGTCCTTCGACGGCCGGGTGGTCGAGACGCTCACAGGCCCCATCGCCCCCGACACGCCCGGCCATATCGCCGTGCACAAGGATCATCTGTTCCTGTCCTACGGCGCGTCGGTGGTCAATTCCAACCTGGGCGACCCGTACCGGTTCGAGGGACGGATCAGCGCCACCGAGACCGGGTTCGAGGAACCGGTGACCAACCTGCTGACCGGGTTTCAGGACACGCTGATCATCACCGGGCTGAACCGCATCGCCGCCTATTACGGCACCGTTTTCGGCGGGGTGGAGGCCGACAGCGAACTGCGCGTCATCAACAAAAGCGTCGGCGCCCTGCCCGACACGCTGGCCACCGTGATCCAGCCGGTGTTCATGGACGCCGCCGGCCTGCGCAGCCTGGCGGCGGTGCAGAATTACGGCAATTTCGAGCCCGCGACCCTGTCCAAGGCGTTCAAGCCGTGGCTGGACGCGCGCACCCGCGCCGGCGCCCGCCCCGTCCACACCCTGGTGGTGCGGGAAAAGGGGCAGGCGCGCATTTTCTGGTCCGACGGTCAGGGGCTGATCGTCGATTTCACCGGCACATGGCCGGCGGCCATGCCCATGCTGTATGACCGCCCCTTCACCGCCTTTGCCAGTGTCGAGGATGCCGGCGGCCGCGAGCGTCTGTTCGCCGGCGGCGACGACGGCATGGTCTATACGCTGGACAGCGGCAATTCCTTTGACGGGGCGCCGCTGCCCTACACGCTGCGCCTGGCGTTCAACCATCTGGGCGCGCCGGCGCGGGTCAAACGCTTTCACAAGGCCGAGATCGAAATGACGGCGCCGGGCGGCGCCACCCTGCGCATGACGGCGGACGTGGACTATGGCCGTCCGGGCGGCGCCTCGATCCCGGCGCAGGATTTCACCGTCTATGGCGGCGGCGGCTTCTGGGACGAGGTCAACTGGAACGAATTTTACTATTCCAGCGTCGAGGGCCGCGCCGAGGCCCATATCGAAGGGCTGGGCGCCAACATCACCGTCGGCCTGGCCGGCCGGACCACACGACAGCCGCCGCACACCCTGCACGGCGTGACCTATGTGGTCTCGCCCAGAGGTCAAAGACGGTAATGGGGACAGAGAAGATAATGGGGTCAAAGACGGTGATGGGATCAGGACCGGCGGCACCACCCCCGACCGCACCCTCGGCACTGGCACCGACAATACTTCCGACACCGGCGGCAGGCAGACACAGACAGGACGGCAGGCCATGAGCAACGACTATTACACCCACGGCCCCCGGCTGGAGCCGAACACCCTGGCCCGGGCCGAGGATTCCAATGCCAATTTCGAACAGATCCAGGCCGCCTTCGACCGGCTGCCGGATGAGCGGGCGTTGAAGGAAGGGCGCGTCACCTTTGCCGCTGTCACCGCTTTCGGCAATGCCTACAGCGCCGATCTGCCCCACCCGCCGGACGGGTATGGCGCCGGGCTCAGCCTGGCCTTTATCGTGCCGGCGGACAATACGGGCCCGGCCACGCTGGATGTGCGCGACGGCAACGGCGTGCCGCTCGGCCCCGTGGCGCTGAAACGCCATGACGGGCAGGCCCTGTTGCCCGGCGACCTGACGGCGGGCCAGGCGGCGCTGGCCGTCCATTCGGGCACCGACTTCATCCTCGCCGGCCAGCATGGCGGCGAGGCGGCGCTGGCACGGGCCTGGGCGTCACAGGCCGCCGGCACGGTGGCGGACGGCCTGAAATCGGCGCGGGCGTATGCCGGCGACGCCGCCGGCTTCGCCGCCAATGCCGGCGTCACCGTCCAGCAGGCCGCCGACCATGCGGCCACGGCGCTGGCCCATGCCGGCACCGCACTGACCCACGCCGGCACCGCCTCGGCCCACGCCGACACCGCGCTGGCCCATGCCGGCGACGCCGCCGTCAGCGCGGCCGAGGCCGCGGCGGCCGCCCAGCAGGCCATCACCGGCGCGCCGACCATATTGCCCGAACTGCTGGACGTGCCCGCCTATAGCGGCCAGGCCGGCCGGGTGCTGGCGGCGAATGCGGCCGAGGACGGCGCCGAATGGATCGCCCTGCCCGCGCCCACCGGCAGTTTTCTGGCGCTGGACGACACGCCGGCGGCCTTCACCGCCAACCGGGTGCCCATTGTCAACGGCGCCGGCACGGCGCTGACCTTCACCGACAAGGTGCCCGCCGCCGCCGCCGCCGACACCGCGACAACCGCCGGCACGGCCACCACCGCCGCCACCGCGTCCACCGCCGACAGCGCCCTCAGCGCCGGCAACGCCACCACCGCCGGCGGGCTGGCGGTGTCCGCCGGCGGCAATACCGAAGCCAACCGGATCGCCCGCACCGACGGCGGCGGCAACCTGCCGACCCGGCGGGTGCGCCAAACCGCCTCGGTCTATAAGGCCTCAGGGGTGCCGGCGCGGATTTATGCCGGCGGCAACGACGGCTGGACGGATTTCTACAGCGCGGACAGTTTCGCCGAGGCGATGCGCCACACCCTGCGCGGCCGGCTGTTCGATGTCACCACCACCACCGCCAGCCTGACATTGAACCCAGGCACCCATTACGCCGTGGTCTGCACCAACACGGCGGCCATTACCGTCACCCTGCCGGCCCCGACGGCGCGGAAGACTTTCGTCATCAAGGACGGCAACGGCCAGACCAATGTCACCATCGCCACCGCCGGCGCCCAGCTGATCGACGGCGCGGCGGAATACACGCTGACCAACCCGTGGCAGTCCGTCACCGTCATCACCGACGGGGCGAACTGGTTTATTATTTAAAGGAGGATGCTGTGAGTTATCTGGGCACCGGACTTTCGGACATTAAATACCGTATTCCTGCCTTACCCTATCAAGGTACCTTAAACACCGGACAACCAAGTAGTTCGACAATGATTAGTGGAAGAGTGGCAGCTTTTTATATACAGTTTTCTGCACCGTCACGACTGCATCAAATTGTATTTCCAGTTTCCGGTCCATGGAATGGTGGAGTAGATTTTAAGTTTGCACCGGTAAATGATTATTATAGCGATGCAATAACGGCCTCTCCTTCTTTAGAGCACATTGTAGATGCATCAGGTTTAATTTCAGGCGATAATGTGATTGTAGTCGACCAAGTCATTCCGGCAGGTGATTATTTACTTGTATGCAGGCCTCGTGGTGGAATAGGCCATATATTATCTCTCTCCGCACGTGAAAATCATCCATTTTGGCTATATTCCCAGAATTCAGCCGCATATGATGGTATGACATTTTCACAACGCTTGGTGGAAGGTACTTCAGCGCCTTTTCGCGGATTACCGTTTTTCTGGATGATTTTTCAGTAAAGGATTGTTCTGCAAACAAGATGTAGTGCAATTAAGTATTATATTTTCACCTCAGATAGTCGAGAGATAGATGCATCCAGTTGCCTGCGTGCCGGCCAGTCCAGTGTGCGGTCGCACAGCCAGGTGTAGACGCTGTTTTGCCGCGCGCGCGCGTCCGCCAACAGGTCGGGGGCCAGTTTATGCGTCAGTTTCAAGGTAAAGGTTTTGCCGCTATCCACCGTCTGCCGATCCGCCGCCGTCACCGGTGCAACCAGTTTCGGGTCATAGGGGGTCAAATAATGCGGATGCATAGCCGGAAATTTCGGCGTTTTGTTCCAGATCGTGCGGAAGGCCGGATCGTTACCATGGCACACTGCAAACTGGCGGTGGAACCAGTGATATTCATCCGCCGTGTCACGGCCCTGCCAGTAGGCCGCCACCTGTCGGCGCAGGGCCCGCACCATGTAGGAACCAGGCCGAACAGCCAGGAACCAGCTTGCAATCAGGCGGTCAATACTCGGACGGTTGAAGGCAAAAAAGCCCTCGCGAACGCCGATGTCGATCCAGTCATCGAGCGGACGGGTGCAGTAGACGGTGGCGTCGGCCCAGGCCCCGCCGAACCGTTCCAGCAGTTCCATGCGCACCACATTGCTCAGGCCGGTCAGGCTGATGTTGTGCCGCTTGGCGAAGGCGACGGTGTCGGGTGCGTATTTGTTCAACCCCTTGGCCGACAGCAGTTTGATCTGCCAGCCGGGATTGTGATGCACCCAGGTGGCGGCGCAGGCATGCGCGATCTCCGGCGCCTTGTCCCAGCCCTGGAACCACAGCATCCAGATGGTTTTGGGCAAAGGTTGCAACGGCTGCGCCGGCGCGGGGCGATCCGGGGCGACAGATGGTGTCAATGTGTCCGTCATGCCGCGGCTCCGGAAAGTCGGGCGATGGAGGCATCCAGTTGCCTGCGTGCCGGCCAGTCCAGTGTGCGGTCGCACAGCCAAGTGTAGACAGTCTCGCCCAGGCTGCGGGCATGGAGTATGATTTCTGGGTCAAGTTTATGGCTTAGCTTCAGGACAAAAGAAGCGCCTTGTTCCATCGCTTTGCGATCGATCAACTCTACTGGCTTAAAAAGCTTCTCGGCGTGAGGGACATAATAGTGTGGAACAGTCGCGGAGAATTTGTGGCACTTGTCCCAAATCTGCTTAAAGTCAGCATCAGCCTCATACAGAACGGCGAACTGGCGGTGAAACCAGTGATATTCATCCGCCGTGTCACGGCCGCGCCAGTAGTTGGCGACCTGCCGGCGCAGGGCGCGCGCCATGTAGGACCCCGGCCGGGCGGCGAGGAACCAGCTTGCAATCATGCGGGTCGGGCCAGGGCGGTCAAAGGCGAAAAAGCCTTCGCGCGTGCCGATGTCGATCCAGTCATCGAGCGGACGGGTGCAGTAGACGGTGGCGTCGGCCCAGACACCGCCGAACCGGTCCAGCAGTTCCATACGGACCACATTGCTCAGGCCGGTCAGGCCGATGTCATGCCGCTTGGCGAAGGCGACGGTGTCGGGCGCGTATTTGTTCAGCCCCTTGGCCGACAGCAGTTTGATCTGCCAGCCGGGATTGTGATGCACCCAGGTGGCGGCGCAGGCATGCGCGATCTCGGGCGCCCGGTCCCAGCCCTGGAACCACAGCATCCAGATGGTTTTGGGCAGGGGCTTCAGGTCCTGCCCGCTTTGCGGGGCGATGGGGGGCTGGACGGTCATGGGCTACTGCTACTCCGGGAATGGCGCGCCGTAAAGGTCGCGCCGTAAAGATCGCGCCGGGGATCATAGGGCGGCGGGCGCGCAGGCTCAACCGCGACGATCATCCATCCTTTTTCGTGTCCGTCAGGAACCAAAATCATGCCCTATGAAACCAATCCGGACGGCACCCAGACATGGGTGCCGGAAGGCGGCCGTATCGACAGCGCGGCGGCGCGGATCGGGGGAATAGCGACGCCGGCAGGGGCAACGCCCAACACCCGGTGGGTCATGCGCGCCTTCAGCCCTGAGTGGGGCGATGTCCTCACGGACCGCCACCATGCTCGGACCGGACGCCCATGGCGTTATCGGTGACGGCCCCCGCTGCTTTGTCCGGCAAGGGCGTCATCAGTCCCGAAAGAGGGGGGCGACCGCAAGGCTGTCGCCCGCTTTTTCAAACCGTGGCCTCGACAGGCTTGATTCCCGCGTATTCGTCTGCGTGCGCGTCTTCGGCAGCCGTAAGGTCGTACCAGTTTTGCAGGTTCATCCAGAACTCAGGCGTCATCTTGAAGTAGGCCGCGAGCCGCTTCGCGGTGTCAGCGGTTATGTCCCGGCGTCCGCGCACGATCTCGGAGATACGGTTCGGCGGGACGCTTATGTTTCTGGCCAGCGCGTTGGCGCTAAGCTTGTATGGTTCCATGAATTCCTCTTTGAGGATTTCACCTGGATGGATGTGAATGCGGGTCATGTCACGTCCTTCTCGTTGTGGGGTCTCAGTGATAGTCGACAATCTCCACGTCATGGGCATTGTCATCGCGCCATATGAAACAGATACGGTATCTGTCATTCACACGGATGCTGTGTTGCCCGGCCCTGTCGCCTTTGAGCGCCTCCAGCCGGTTGCCGGGCGGTACAAGCAGATCGTTCAAGTGCGGGGCCGCGTGAAGCATCGCGAGCTTCTTGATGCCTTGTCGCGCGATGGCCGAGAATCTACGGGATTTCCGCTTCTCGAAGAGGTCCGCGGTATCACGGCATTTGAACGACTTGATCATGAGCTCAATTTAATACGCATCACGTACTAAATCAAGTCTTGATACGCATCCCGTACTAAAATTTGGCACCTCGCCAAACTACCAGAGTTTCACACCAAGGCGGTTCTTCGGAGCCGCCTTTTTTCGTGTCCATCAGGAAGTCAGACCATGCCCTATGAAACCAACCCCGACGGCACTCAAACGTGGGTGCCGGAAGACGACCGTGTCGACAGCGAGGTGGCGCGGATCACGGCGGGAAACACGCCGCTGATGCGCCAGGCGCGCGCCGGCGCGCGGGCGCGGGCGCACCGGCGGGGGCTGATGTCCACGTCGCTGGCCGCCGGCGCCGGCGAGCAGGCGGTGATCAGCACCGCCCTGCCCATGGCGCAGCAGAACGCCCAGCAGACGGCGCGGAAAAACCTGTCGCGCCAGCAATACGGCCAGGATCTGGGCATCGTGCGCGAACAGGGCACCCAACAGCGCCTGTCCACCGACAATGAGTTCGCCCGACGCGGCGAGCTGTCCGCCCAGGAATACGGCCAGCAGGGCCGCCTGATCGACCGGGACTATGACCGGCGCGGCCAACTGTCGGCGCAGGAATTTGACCAGCAGGGCCGGCTGATCGACCGGGATTACGGCCACCGCCGCGACCTGTCGGCACAGGACTACCGCCAGCAGGGCAGCCTGATGGACCGGGATTTCGCCGGGCGCGCGGGCCTGTTGAACACCGAATATGACCGGCGCGGCCGATTGTCGGCGCAGGAAGCGCGCCAGCAGTCCGACCTGCAACGCCAACGCAACCGGTTCGAGGCCGACCAGCGCTCGCGCGACCGCCACATCCAGGCCAAGACCGCACGGCTCGACCGCGCCTCGCGCGAGCGGGTCAATGCCCTGAACGTGACGACGCAGGAACGCGAGCGCGCCGCCACCCTGGCGACCCAGGCCAACGCCACCTACAACCAGGCGCTGGCCAACATCGCCGCCAACCCGGACCTGCCCTCCGCCGCGCGGCGGCGCATGCAGCAGGAAGCGCTGGACGTCTACCGCAACAACATGACCATGCTGGAAAAGCTGTATAACCGCCGGCTGAACTGGGAAGCATGATGACCGGCCCCGGCTGCACCGTTCGCCCGGCCCGCTTCACCGACCTGCCGGCGCTGAACGCCCTGTTCCGCGACATGTTCGCGCGCAGCCGCTACAGCGCCACCACCACCCTGTGCGACCGCACGGTCAAGGCCGTGCTGATCAACGCGGTGCGCGACCATGGCCGAGGCCGCTGCCTGTTCGTCGCCGAACCGGACGGGAGGAGCAAGGACGGGGGCAAGAACAACGGCAGGGATACGGGGGACGCTGGGGATACGGGGGACGCTGGGGATACGGGGGACGCTGGGGATACGGGGAACGCCGGGAAACCGGGCGGCCCCTATGGCTTCATCATCGGCGCGTGCCAGCCGGTGTACGGCGTGTGCAGGGCGCGCGAGGCCTCGGACGAATTTTTCTATGTGGCGGACAGGGCCCACCCGCTGGCGGCCCCGCGCCTGCTGGCGGCGTTCGACGCCTGGGCCCGCCGGGCGCCGGGGGTGACGGCGATCCGCCTCGGCATCACCGGCGCGGTGTCGGACTGGCGCCGGGTGCAAAAACTGTATGTGCGCCGGGGCTACCGGCAGGACGGGGTTTTCATGATCAAGGAGATTGAGCCATGAGCGGCGTTTTCAAGTCCGTCGGCAAGGTGTTTAAAAAAGTGACCCGCGTGGTGAAAAAGGTGGCGCCCATCGCGCTGGCCGTCGGGGCCGTGCTGTTTACCGGCGGCGCGGCGCTGGGCGTGGCCGGCATGGCCGGCGGCTGGGGCGGTGCCGTCGCCGGCCTGACCGGCAGTCTGGGCCTGTCGGGCACATTGGGCGGCATCGTCACCGGGGCCCTGACCTATGCCGGATACGGCGCGGTGGCGGGCGGCGCGGCCGCGGCCGTCGGCGGCGGCGACATCCTGGACGGGCTGAAACGGGGGGCCGCCATCGGCGGCGTCACCGGCGGCGTTCTCGGCGCCGTCAATCCCGCCGGCTTCGCCCCCGCAACACCGGGGCCCACAACACCGGGGCCCACCGCATCGGCACCGGGCACGACGGGACCGGGCGCTGGCACCGCAGGCACGGCAAGTGCCGGCACCGCGAGCGGCGGCGCCCCCCTGTCAGGCGCGGGCGCGGGCGCGGGGACAGCCGGCGCGGGTTCCGGTACCGGCACCGCGTCCGGCAGCGGCAGTTTTCTGTCCGGCCTGTTTTCCCGGGGCGGCTGGCTGCACCGCAACAGAAACCTTGTTGGCGGGCTGATCCAGGGCATCGGCACCGGCCTGGCGGCCGAGGCCCAGGCCGACGCCCTGCGCGAGCGTGACGAACAGCGGCGGCAGAATTATCTGACCGGTTTCGACGGCATTTACATGCCGGGGCCCCAAAGGCAAATGACACAACAGGATCAAACGGCAGATCAGAGAGCGCCCCACGCCCCCGGCGGCAGTGCCTTTGCCCCAAACCCGATGGACCCAGGCCCGATGGACAACACCCCGATGGGCACGGCACCGGTGAGCGGAGCCCTGATCGGCGCGGACCTGGCGGGCGGAAGGCCCCAGCCGGGCCGGCAGGGCCTGGCGCCGCGCCACAGCGCGTATCGGACCGCGCCGGCACCCGCTGACGCCCCCCCGTCGCCCGCGTCCCATGGCGCCGCCCCTCACGGCAACGCGGGGCAAGGGGTCTGGGTCACCGACCCGGCCACCGGCCGACCGGTGTGGCAGCGCGCCGCCGCCGGCCCGCAGCCGCTGTTTCTGTAACCCCTGTATCCGCCCCCTCATCCCGAACGGGCCCGTGACCCCGGCACTCTCCGTGACAGGGGGCCGCCGGCCATGGTCAAGCCCCAAAAGCCACACCCCGAAAGTCACGTCCCAAAAACTGGACCCGCATCATGACCAGCCACACACCCGCGCCCCAATCCGACGCACAATCCGGCGCCCAATCCGATCCCCAACCCGATTTCCTGCCCCGCGACGGCGACGTATCAACACCCGAAACAGGGGGCCCCGACCAGGCGCCAAACGTCACCGCCGCCGAACAGGCGCAATATGACCGGTTCATGGAACTGGCGCACCAGCTTGTCTATGCGCCGGACACCTTCCCCGCCCTGCTGGACCGGGTGCGCGCATCCCGCGACCCGGTGGAAGGCCCGGCCAGCGTCATCACCGCCACGGTGGCGCGACTGGGCGCCAGCGCCGAAAGCCAGGGCATCGCCCTCGGCGATGACGTGATGTTCCACGGCGCCGCCGACCTGACCGCCGATTTCCTCGAGGTGCTGGAGGCCCACGGCCTCGGCCCCTATGACAGCCGGGCGGTGGACGGCGTTTTCTACCGCGCGCTGGACATGTACCGCCAGCAGGAACAGGAAGACGGCCGTCTGGACATGGCCGCCATCGGCGCCGACTGGGACCGGCTGATCGCCGCCGACCGCGCCGGCCGGACCATGCCCTTCCTGAACGCCCTAACCCGGACCGACCCAACCCAGGGCGACCCAAATCTGGGCGCGGTGGGCGTGGGAGAGATGGAACAGGGTGCAGCAGCAGAAACAGGGCCGATACAGTCCCCATCAATACGAACAGGCGCGCGGTCAGGTCACGTATCGCCCCGCCGGGGCCTGATGTCCGGCACGGCGCTTTCAAAACCATAGGATGATCCGAGACACGCTTTAAGGCTTCCACCACCATTGAATTGTGCCATACAGTCAAATCCATGACTTTCCTATTTGACGAAGAAAGCGCCGATTGATCAAGAAAACGCAGGCGTTCTCGATGCGCGTTGACATTTATGGCAACACCCGACATATTGGAAAAACAGGATCGATTGGTACGGTTTGAACCATCAAGGCAGATCGGCAGGCTGGATCACAGACAGCTTTACCTGTTGCCCGCTTTGAGAGACGACCTGAATGACCGCATCATACCACATCCCAAATTCAAACGGTCCGCTCTCAGCCCGGCAGAGCAAGTTTCTGAAACATTTGATCGTTTCTGCGCGGGTGAAAAGATGACTGGCGCCATGGCGCGGCTGATACCGACCGCAAAAGGTGTCTGGGAACTGAAGCTCCCGGACATCAGAATTTTCGGATGGTTTTGGCGGAAGGGGGTCTTTGTTGCCGCTTATGCTGAATGGGCCAATGACGTAAAAGGCAGGGATCGTTCAAAAGGCTATAACGCCTATATCAGCAAAACAGCGCGAACTATCCGCTCCCTGCCCCTTGATGAACCGAAATATCAGACGGGAGACATTCGGTATGTCCTTTAAAATCAATATCCCGGGAAACAGACGCGCAGCCGCACGCCTGCTGGCCGATGCCCATGAAGAACTGGCGGAAGCGATAAAACACCGTGAGCGTGTGGGCGAAACACGTGCATCGATTTCCCGCCGCCTTGGCAAAAATCGCTCATGGCTCAGTCGTCTGTTGAACGGCCGTTCCAATATGACCATCCAGACCTTGGCGGAAGTGGCCTGGGCACTGGATCACCATGTCACACTTGCCATGACACCGAACGAAAACATCTCGGATAATTTTTCCGAGACAGGTGAAGGCGCAGCCGGTTTTCATAAGATCGACAGCGATAAGCTAACTATAAAATCAACAAAAAGCCCCTCTGTCGAAGCAAGAATAAAAAACAATCATGACACTTGGACAGCATCGGCATGACGGACGAAATCTATGGATTGGTCCATTTGGCCGATGACGTCAGATATGAGTATAATAACAAGCAAACAATTGTTGGACTTTACTCGGATTATCTGGTCGCTAATTCCTTTCCCAGTATTATCGAAAAACTGGCTATAGGAATCAATCTTGTCTGGTTTGGCAACCGCCCTGACGTCTTCGATATCCACATCTCAACCCCTGAAAAAAAACAGGATGTGGAAATGAGCCTTGACTTCAGCGATGAGGACCTGACAGTCCCGGAAGGCAATAAACAATCATCCTTTATTTTTTGGATGTACGGGAAAAATATCGAGATACCCGAAGCCGGATCACAGATCGAAGTTACAGTCACCTGCGATAAAAAAACAATCACGCGAAGAATTTTTACAGTTATCGAACCTTCTGAAGAATAACCGTAAAGCATTCGACAGAAACCAATATGAGGGCGGCTCCCCGGGGCCGCCCTTTACTTTTGGCATTGACAGACAAGGACACTCCTATGGCACGCATGGGTTTACTGATGGGCGATGCCCTGACCGGGATGGGCGCGGCCCTGCGACAGGGCGGCACCTGGCGCGCCGAGCGCCTGCGCGAGGCCGGCATCATCCCCATAAGCGCCGATCTGGACACGGGCCTCGCACAGGGCCTCGCACAGGGCGCGCCCCTGGACCCGCTGGCGGACGCGCCGGACGGCGGTGTATGGCCGCCCGATGTCCCCTTGCCCATCGCCAGCCATTTTCCCATGGTCCCACCCCAGGCGGCGGACATGCCCCAACGGGTGGACACGCCCCTGCCCGTCGGGCCCGTCCCGGACTTTGACGCCTCTTCGCTCCCTGACGGTGCGGGCCGGTGGCCCGGGACAGTCCCAGGCGCAATCCCAGGCGCCTTTCCCGGCACCGGGCCCGACATCGCCCTGGCCAGAGCGTATGGCCGGACGACCGGCGGCGCCCCTGTCCGCTCCGGCGCCGGGGACGAGGCCGGGGACGATAACAACCTGTTGTCGCGGATGACACAGGCCGGCGCGGACACCGCATCGGCCCTTGGCGGTTTTCTCGCCGACGCCGGGCGGGACATCGCCGACACATCGCTTGAGGCCGGCCTGCGCAGCGTCGGCGAAACGGCGCTGGACACCGCCGGGTCCGGCCTGTCCGGCCTGCATGCGCTGGCCGAAAGCGGCGCCATCCCGATCACCGGCCCCCTGTTGCGATATCTGGCCCGCGACAACGACCTTCTGGACAGGATGGGCGAGGCGCTGAAACGGGGGGCGGACCGGATCGCCCCGGCGCCGGAGGAACGCACCTTCATCACCGAAATGGTCGCCGACCTGACCCAACTGGGCATCATGGCGGGGCTCAGCGCCCTGAACCCGGCCGTGGGCATCGCCGCGATCGCCGGCATCGGCGCGGACAGCATGGCGGAGCGTGCCGATGCGCTGGGCATTGACGACGCCCGGCGCGATCAGGCCGTTCTGTTGTCCGCCGTCCTGACGGCGGCGCTGGGAAAAACCGGGCTCAGCGCCGTGGTCGGGCGGCTGCCGCGTCCCGTGCAAAACCGCTTTCTCGGCCTGATGGCCGAGATCGGCATCGCCGGCGGCGGCGCGGCGATCGACGACGTCACCGAACAGGTGGGGCGGAACGCCATCGCCCGGCAGGTGCTGGACGACCCGACCGGCCTGCTGGACGGCGCGGGCGAGAGCGCCGCCACCGCCGCCACGACCGAGGCCATGCTGCGCACCCTGCTGATCACCGCCCTGCCCGGCAAATATCGCGGCACGGCGGTGGAACGCACCCTCACCGGCGAAGCCCCGGACACCGGCACGGGGACGGCCCCCCTGATGGACAATGAGACGACCCCCCCGATGGATACGGGGGCGGACAATGGGACCGGCAAGGAGACAGCGACAGGCCGACAGGACAGCGGGCCGGACAGCCGCGTCCCAGGCCCCAATCCAGGCATCAACACCGACACCGACATCGACACTGTTACTGGCACCGGTACCGGCCCCAAACCCTATACCGGCACTACCCCCGAGACGGCCGCGACGACCCTTGGTGGCTTTCTCGCCGGCATCGGGCGGGACATCGCCGACACATCGCCGGAAGCGACCCTGCGGGACCTCGGCGCAGGGGCGCTGCATGCCGCCGGACAGGGCGCGTCCGGCCTGCAAAAACTGCTGGAAAGCGATCAGCCCGCCTTACCCCCGCCCTACCAGCCCTACCGGCGTCTCGCCCAATACTGGGCGCTTCGCCATGGGCTATTGGGCGAGGCCGGGCAGGACCTGAAACAGGCGGCGGCCCGGATCGCCCCGGCGCCGGAAGACCGCACCATCGTCACCAAAACAGCCCATTCGCTGGGCGCCATGGCCCTGATGGTAGCCATGGGCAAGCTGAGCGCCATTGGCGGCGGCATCCTGATGATGGGCATGGGGGCGGACGATATGGCCGACCGTGCCGAGGCGCTGGACATTGACGACGCCCGGCGCGACCAGGCCATGTTTTTGGCCGCAACCGTAACCCTGGCATTGGAAAAGGCCGGGCTGGCCGCCGTGGTCGAGCGGCTGCCCCGTCCGGTGAAACGGCGTTTTGTCGGCCTGATCACGGATATCGTCATCGCCGCCGGCGGCGAGGCCGCCAGCGAAGTCACCGAACAGGTGGCGCGGAACGCCATCGCCCGGCAGGTGCTGGACGACCCGGCCGGCCTGCTGGACGGCGCGGGCGAGAGCGCCGCTACCGCCGCCACGACCGAGGCCATGCTGCGCACCCTGCTGATCGCCGCCCTGCCCGGCAAATATCGCGGCACGGCGGTGGAACGCACCCTCACCGGCGAAACCCCGGACACGGGCACGACGGACACGGGCACGACGGACACGGGCGGGCGCCCCTTACCGGACACTGGCGCAGGCAATGGGGCAGGCAATAGAGCGGGCAATGGGGCGGCGACAGGCCAACGGGACAGCGGACCTGACGGCGGGGGCGGCACTGACGGACGGGCGCCGACCGCTGACGGAGGGAACCTGCCTCACAAAGGCAGCGCCCCGTCTGCCGGCCGGCACGATCCATCCTTAGCGCGCGGCGACGGCGCGATCAACCGGGACCCGCGCGCCGATGCAGGCAACGCCGACGCGGCCGCGACGCTTAAGGCAACCGCCGACGCGGCAGCACCGGACGGCGATGCCACCGTGCGGCGAGCGCTGCTGCGCACGGCGCTGGCGCAGCGGCTGGGCGCCATCGGCCTCAGCGACAAGGTGCATCTGCGCGTGGTCGATCGGGTCACCGCCCTGACCGAAACCGGCGCGGTGGAGGTGGACGGCCGCATCCTGCTGACCTGGGAAGAAGCAAAACCGATGATGGGCGCAGCCCTGCGGACGGGCACTGGCGCCCGGAACACTGGCGCCCGGAACACTGGCGCCCGGAACACTGACGCCCGGAACACTGACGCCCGGAACACTGGCGCCCAATCCACGGCCCCCGAAAACACCACGCCTGAGAATAGTTTCGTGGACGCGCAGGGCAGAAAACCGATCCTCCAGATGGATGTGGCCCTGACGGCGCGGGATCCGCAGGCGACGCTGAATTACGAGGCCGTTCATGCCATGCGCCTGCTGGGCCTGTTCGAGGATGACGAGTGGCGGGCCCTGACACGCAGCGCGCTGGGCAACCGGGCGCTGATGCGGCGTGTCGACCGCGCCTATGGCGACCTGCCGGCGGACCGGCGGGCGGAGGAAGCGGTGGCGGAACTGTATGCGGACTATGTGCGCGGCAGCGGTCCGCGACCCGACGGTCTGCTGCAACGGCTGTTGGAACGCATCCGCCAGGCCCTGCAGGCCATCGGCGACGCCCTGCGCAGCCAGGACATCCATGCCGCCGAACAGGTGATGGCGGCAATGGACAGCGGCGCGGTCGGCGCCCGCACGCCCCGCCCCGGCGGCGGGCCCGGCAGCGACGGACGGGTGATGCCGCTGACACCGGGCCGCCCCGCCGTCATCCTGACGGGCCGGGAACTGGGGCCCGTGGCCAGCCTGCCGGCCATGCGGGCACGGGTAGAGCGCTTCTACCGGAACGAATTGCAGGGCCAGTGGGTACCGATGCACAAGCATGGGCTGAATGTGACCTTTACGCGGCTTGGCCTAGGAAAAACATTATCCAACACGGCACAGTCGTTGACCCTGCAAATGCTGCCGGCACTGGAGGATATCATCGGTACGGCGCGGATCACGGAGAGCGTACCCGTAACCGGCAGTAAAGCACGAAGTTTTTCAAAAGCGCACTTCGCCGAGAACGTGGTGGCGGTGGATGGACGTACCTATCGCGTGGGTGTCACCCTGTTCGAAAGGCATGACGGGCAAGTGTTTTATAATCTGAATGCAGACCTGTCCGACAGACTGAAGGATGCGGACCTGCGCCTGCACCGACTGCATGGCTTTACAGGCGCCACCACCTTTAGCGACGACATCAATATGATTATCGTTGGGGAGGTCACAGAAAAATGAGAGTTGGCCCAATATCCGATCGACGGTCCCAGATTCTTTATCCGGGTGTGGACCAGACACTGAACCAACGAGTAAAATATTAGTCTTTCACGACATACGTGTCAAGGGTAAATTCGTACTCAAGCAAAAGGCGACTGTGTGATCAGCGGACACGCAGAAAATTCCCCAACCCCTTGCCCATTAACGATAATCAAACAATATCCGCATAGGGGCATAGGCCCCGGCAGCATGCATACGCTGATCATGGGCACACCGCCCGTGCCGGGCACAGACCAAAATACCGGCCCCTATAACCGTTCGGCCCGGTGGGCATGGGCCGGCCCCGGACAACAGGGCCTAGACCAGATCGTCCAGATCCACGGCCAGCGCCCCGGCCAGTGCCTTCAGCGCGGCGACGGAGGTCCGGCCGCCCTTTTCCGCCCGGGCAACGGCCGGCTGTTTCAGGCCGGCTTTCGCGGCAAGGGCCGCCTGGGTCAGGCCGCGATGCCGGCGAAAGACACGCACCGGATTCTCGCCGCCGACAAGGGCGGTGACAACGGACAGAGGCCAGGTTTCCTCGCCCGCATCCATGCGGGCCAGCGCCGCCTCGGCGGCGGACTTCAGGGACGGCATCATTATGATCATTCTGGGAAAATCGCGGGAGAACAGAATTGATCCGACACCCAACCGACACACCCGGATTTCAAGTCCGGGGATCGGCCAGGTGCCGGACCAACGATCAAAATATTAGACCTGCACGGCATGCGTGTCAAGGACAAGTTTTTGCTCAAACAGAAGATGAAGTCACGGTCGGTAGACATGCAGGTAAATCTCTAAACCCTTGCCCATAAAGTTACAATCAAACAACACTCACATATGGACACAGGCGCCGTCAGGATACTGGCGCCAACCATAAGCACGCCGCCCGCGCCGGGCACAGACCAAAATACCGGACAGTTTACAGAACCGGCCCCAGTCACGGACCGGGCACCGCACCGGATTGACCGGGCCGGGCCGCCGCCGTCAGCCTGACGGCGGCACGACACGCACCACCCCATCAGCAGGAGAGCCATGTGCCACACACCACCCCCCAGGGCCCGCCCCGGGACAGTCAGATCCGGGAGGGCATATCCCATTTTTTCGCGCGGCTGGCGCCGGCCATTCTGGGGGCGCTGGTGTCGCTGACCATTTTCTGGTGGGGCGTGGCGACCGAACTGACCGACCGCGTCGCCGCCCTGAACGCCCGCGTCCATGTGCTGGAGGCGGAAAACCGCATGTTCGGCGAGGATATCCGCGAGATCAAATCCCTGCTGCGCGACATCGACCGCAAACTGGACGACAAGGCAGACAAATGACCCAGACAGACACACCCCACACCCCTGAAACAGGAACAGCCCCTGAAACAGGGACAGCCCCCAAAACGGAACCCGAAACAGTCCCGGAAACAGAGCCCGAAACAGGCCCCGGCCGGCAACCGGCCCCACCCGGCGCACCGCACGGCACACCATCCGGCGCGTCATCCGCCCCGCCGGCACACGACCCCTTTCGCCACACGCGGCGGCTGACCTGGGCGGTCGCGCTGGCCGTCACCGGGGTGATGCTGGCAAGCCTGGCACTGCTGGGCGCGGCGGCCGCGCCGGTTTTGGCGGTGGGCATTCCGTCGCTGGCCGGGCTGGTCGCCACCTGGGCCGGCATCACCAACCGCTGGGGGCGCGGCGATGCCCCTTAAACCCGCGAGCGCCCGGCACAGGCACAAGCCCAAAGACAGGCACAAACCCAATCACGGGCACAACGACAGCGCCGCCCCCGGCCGTCTGGACACAGGCGGCCGTTTTTTGTCCGTCCGACAGGCGCGCGGGAACCGCACAGCCACCGTCCGGGTCGAGACAGGCCCGGTGCCCGGCCGGCCGCGACGGCGACAGCGGAACCGGCCCCCAACCCATCAGACCGACCACCAGACCCAGATACATCAGAATCCGGCACGAGGCATTCCCATGAGACTGAGCGAACATTTCACCCTGGGCGAGCTGACGCGCTCGGCCACGGCGGACCGGCACGGCCTGACCAATCACCCGGTCGAGGAGGCGCATCTGATCAATCTGCGGGCCCTGTGCACGCGGGTTCTGCAACCCCTCAGGGATCATGTCGGCCGGCCCGTCACCGTCACCAGCGGCTACAGGTCGCCGTCGGTCAACGCGCTGGTGGGCGGCGTGGCCGACAGCCAGCACACCATGGGACAGGCGGCCGACATTGTCTGCCGCGACGTCGCCGCGCTGGACCTCGCCCATATCCTGAGCGCCATCGCCCTGCCGGTGGACCAGCTGATTTACGAGGTGCGCCAGCAGGCCGGCGGCCGCCGCACGCGCTGGCTGCATGTCTCCCACAGCCGGCACGGCAACCGGGGCGACGTCATGACGGCCTTCAAGCGCCCCGGCCACCGGACGGTGACGGGCCAAGGGCTCTATGAGCCGGAGGCGAATATGTGAGACGGGCTTGCCGGAAGCCCACGCCGGCTTTTCCCACCGGTGGCGCAGGATACAGAAAGAACGCGTCTGTTGGTGTCGGTGGCAACTGTGAGGTGTGTCTCAATAGTAAAATCAGTCAGGACGGCGCGGTCCATATCATCCGGGGTACCAGCCTGTCATTTTCATCAAACGTGCAATAGAGAAGTCCAGACGAAAAATATTTCCTTAACAACTGACAGTTTCTGCTCTCGGACTGGTTTCCCAGATAAAGGATGCCTCCGATTGGTTTCTCTTTGGCGCTCATGGACGTCTTGGTGATCACATAACTAAATCGGAAGGCCTTATGTCCGAACGCGTCATGAAAGGCTGTTATCTCAAGAAAGAGATTTCACCGGGATATATCCTGACAACACTCACAGTAGCCATTGCTGGTTTCTGGTGGACAAACTCTTTAGAAACCCATTTTGCCGTCCTTAGATTCCGGAAACACGGTTTTTTCGGAAGATTATAAATAAAATCAACGATTTGTTAGGAGAGGTCGACCGCAAACCAGATAGTAACGCGGACAAGAACCAGCCACTGATTGTATGTCATTCAATTTTAATCAACTTTTAGTAAAAACAACTGATCTAAATCTCATTTCGGAGGGCTTGGAAATGCGTGATCTTAAAGTTTACATCGTTTACCCTGTAATCGTATTTGTGATTGGCGGTATGCTTGTCACATACCTGAGCGGTATCACTTATGATGATATTCAACGGGTCGTATTCGGTGGTTTTTCCAGTGTTAGAATTAAAGCGGAACCATATGGTGGTGAACTTAACCCTACAAATGCAATTCACTGCAATACAAACGAACGTTTGATTGGCTGTCAGGCAATTCACTACCCCACAGGTCGACCTTGCAATACCGAGATTGCTGATGTTGGTGGCGTTCAGAGCTGCCGACCCGCTATGGTATGCATGGCAGCTAATAATATTGAGGATTACATGGAAACCACTTTTGAATCCAAATGGTCACTTATCATACACTGCGCGCAGTGATGACCGCCTACAAGCGCCCCGGCCACAAGAGGATTACAGGCAAAGGGCTCTATGAGGCGGGGGTGACATAGGATTTCGGAGAGCCGGCCCCGGCTTTCCGGGCGGGGCCCCTGCGGCATGGTGCCATTGCCGGCACAGGTTAGGCCACCGCCTCCAGCGTCGGGATTTCGGACACGTCCACGTCGCGTTTGGCATGCCACAAATCATGCGCCGCCTGCATGTTCAGCCAGATGTCGGCCCCGTTGCCGCAAAACTTGCCGATGCGCACGGCCATGGCCGGGGTCACGGGCTGCTTTTCGGCAAGAATATCGTAAAGGGTCTGGCGCGAGATACCCAGAGCGCGCGCCGCATCGGTCTTGGTAATGCCAAGGGCGGGCAACACGTCTTCGCGCAGGATCGCACCCGGATGGGTCGGGCATGTGTCGGGATTTCTGGTCAGCATCAGTGATAATCCTCCAGATTTACGTCCACCGCGTCACCGTCATCGAAGGCGAAGGTCAGGCGCCAGTTGCCGGAAACACGGACACTGTAGCGGCCGGCCATGCGTCCGTGCAGGGCATGGAAATACCAGCCCGGGATATTCATGGCGTCCGGTGTTTTCGCGGCATCAAGGGCGGACAGCATACGCTCCAGCCTGGGAAGAAAGCGGGCGTCCAATCCCCTGGTCCGGCCGGACTGCCAGTACCGGCTTAGGCCCTTGTGCCTGATGGTCCTGATCACAGCCGTAAGGTAATGCCTTACAATCAGCCTGTCAACCGGCGCCTTACAGACGCGCGGCGGAAACAGCCACGGCCCGCATGCGATTGCAGCCCGGGCCGCGCGCCAGCGGAAGACGGCTGCCACCCACCATCCTCACCCCCCGCCCACACACAGGAGAGACAACATGATCGGACGTCCGGACGACCTGATCGGCGGCCTGTTCGGCATTGTCGGCAAGGCCGTCGTCGACAAGGACGAGGAGATAAGGCGTGGCACCCCTTATTCGGTTCTATTGTGGCCCGGCATGAAATGCTCTCGCAACACGGCATTCAGCCGGGTTTGCCACCCCCTCGGGTTGTCGCCCCTGATGGCGGCCAGGACATCCTTGTCAATGCGTATGGTGACCTGTTCTTTCGTCGCACCGGCGGGCCGGCCCCGGCGCTTCGGCACGGCGACGCCCAGTTCGCCCAGCGCATCGGCGGCGGGCCGCAAGGTCTTCACTTCGGCATCGGTCAGCGGCGCCGTAGCGTCGTCGATCATGTAAGGATCGGGTTTCCTAGAGGCCATATCGTTTCGCTTCCTTCCCGTGCATGCGACGGACGCTGATGATGCGCAGACGGCCGGCGCGCGGCGTAAAAGCAACACAAAAATACGCGCCGTCCACCATACCGAAAGCGCGGAACCGCCGTTCGCCATAATCCTGCCGGGTGTCTTCGGCGATGACGGCGGTTTCCCAATCGAATTCATGAACGATATCGAACGAGAAGCCGCGCCTGCCTGAACATTCCAGGCTCTTGGTTTCATCCCACTCGAACATCGTTACGCATCTTGTCTCAATAAAAATGTAACTACAAAAATTACTGACGTCAAGAATAACTGGCGTCAAGAATAACTGACGTTACTCGACTCGTCAGAACAGCACGCGCAGATAGAAGTCACGAGAAAGCAGCTCATCCATTTGGGCGGTTGTCCCCCCGGATTTACGCCCACCGCGTCACCATAATCAAAGGCGAAGGTCAGGCATCAAAGGCGAAAGTTAGGCACCAGTTGCCGGGCACACGGAGGCTGTCGCGGTCCGCCAGAACCGGCTTAAGCGCCTGTGCCCGGCGGCACCGAGTACACTTTTAAGGCAACACCTTACAATCAGTCTGTCAACCGGCGCCTTACAGACACGCGGTAAGAACAGCCGCTGCCCGCAGACAATTGACGCCAAGGCCGCACGCCAGCGCAAGACGGCTACCACCCCCCATCCTCACCACCCCACAGGAGAGACAACATGATCGGACTTCTGGACGACCTGATCGGCGGCCTGTTCGGCATTGTCGGCAAGGCCGTCGTCGACAAGGACAAGGTGCGCCAGGCGGAACATGACATCCGCAAGCTGGTCATGTCGTCGCATCTGGCGCAGATCGCCGTCAACCGGCAGGAAGCCGCGCATGCCTCCCTGCTGGTGGCGGGCTGGCGCCCGTTCATCGGCTGGGTGTGCGGCTTTTCGCTGCTGTATAAATTTATCCTCTACCCGTTTCTACAGTTCGCCCTGGTGGTCTTCACACCCGACTTCCCGGTCGACCAGCTGCCCCGCATCGAGGCCGGCGAGATGACCGCCATCCTCATGGGCATGCTGGGCCTTGGCGGCATGCGGACCTATGAGAAACTGAAGGGGGTGAGCCGGGAGCGCTAG